CTTTTTAAGGATCCATTTTTTATTGGTTTCAATCGTGAATTGGACCGTTTAAGTACAGTACACAATCTAGCAACTCGTCAGGCATATCCGCCATACGATATCTTAAAATTAGACGAAGATACATACAGATTATCTTTGGCTGTTGCTGGATTTTCAAAAACAGATATTAATGTTTCAGTAGATAATGGAACATTAATAATTAAAGGTGAAATAGTAGAAGTAACAGATGCTGAAGTTGTTCATAAGGGAATTGCTGCTCGTAAATTTACTCGCACATTTGCTCTTGGTGAATACATGGAAGTATCTAGTGCTGAACTTAAGGATGGCATGCTTACAGTTAATATTGTTCGTATTGTTCCTGAAGACAAGAAACCTAAAGTAATTAAAATAAAATAAATAAACAACCTAGGCATGTTGTAAAACTGCCTATTATTTGATATACTTAGATATAACTATAGGAGAATTAATGCCAAGATATGATTACAAATGCTCTGTTTGTTCTTCACAAATTGAGTTTGAAAAAAAATTTGATGAAGAAAAATATCCAGTATGCTGTAATCAATCTATGCAAAGACTTTGGAGTGCTCCTACTGCAATTTTCAACGGTAGTGGATTTTATTCAACAGACAACAGAAAGTAGCGATATAATAGTACTATGACAAACATATTAAAAGATCATCCAAGCGTAAAGCCAAAGCAATGGGTTTTAGATGCAAAAGATCGTTGTGATACATGCCAAGCACAAGCATTAGTCAAAGTCAAAGGGGCTTCTGGAGAACTAATGTTTTGTAGTCATCACTACGATAAGATAATGAATAATCCTGAGTCATATGCAAAGATGATGTCTTTTATGTTAGAGGTTCTTGATGAGCGTGAAAAGTTAGTTGAAAATAGAGCGATTGGGGCAGTGTGATGTATGAGTATTTTGTTAAAGAAGTAAAAAACGTTGTTGATGGAGATACTATTGACGTAATTATTGATTTAGGGTTTGATATTCTATTCTCATCCCGTGTTCGTTTGGCTGGTATTGATACTCCAGAATCACGTACAACAGATAAGGTTGAAAAGGTACTTGGTGTTGAATCTAAAGAATATTTAAAGAAACAACTTAAGGATGCAAAGTCTGTAGTTATTCGTACAGAAAAGATGAATTCATCTGAAAAGTATGGTCGTATTCTTGGCTGGCTATACATTAATGGAGAATCAGAGTCTATTAATAATAAAATGATTAATGATGGATATGCTTGGGGATACCTTGGCGAAACCAAGATTAAAGATTTTGAAGTATTAAAAAAGGCTAGAGTAAAGTCTGGCAAATGAAATCAATACTTTACTTTACGGCAGACTGGTGTCAGCCTTGTAAAAAAGTAAAGCCAATTGTTGAAGAATTAAATAGGGAATACTTTCCTGGTATTTTTCAAATAGTTGATGTAGATATAGAAAATGAAATGGCTAAAACTTTTGAAATTCGTTCTGTGCCAACATTTATTTTATTTGAAGACGGTAAAGAGATTAATAAAATAATTGGATCACAGACCAAACAATCATTATTGGAGTTTATTGGAAATGAATAACGAAGAAGAAAAAATGATTGAAAAACTTATTCTTGATGGTGGATTAGAAACTGTAGGGGTTGACCAAGAAACTGGAGAACTTTTATATTCTTTTACTCCTAAGATTAAAAATCTTATGCCAGATCTATACAATGAACATATAACAGACGTTAACTCTTGTGTTATGAAATTATGGGAAAAAGGGTTTTTAGAGATAGACTTTTTTGCTTCAGAACCCATTATTACCCTATCTAAAAAGGCTTTTGATCGTGATGCAGTAGAGGGTTTATCTAAAAAAGACAGGTGGAATCTTTTTGAAATCATACGGCTTTTGAATCCTAAAGCCTGATATAATCTATATATAGCCTAGGAGGTTTTATGTCAGTAAATGAAAATGTGCCAATTTCAAAATCAATGGTAGCAGAGGGTGACTTTGTTATGTTTGTTCATGAGGATGATGGCATCATGGCTGGTCGTATTGAATATGTTATGACTAATCCTGGTTTACTTGGTCTTCCTGGTTCTGAATACTCAATGGAATATGCTGAAGATGACAAACCAGTTATTGTTCGTGCTTATAAAGAAGAAGATGGCGCATGGGAAGAACAGGCATATGTTTTTTATCATCGCATGTCAGAAGTTATAAAAATTGAATCACTATCTGTTTCAGTTGACATGGTTGTAGAAATGGGATCAAATAGAACTGGTATTCCAACAATGCCATCGCAATCTGATATGGAAAATATGTATGCTGTTCAGGTAAGTAAATCCTACAACTCAGATAATGAAGATGAAGACAAGTGGGATAACATGACAAAAGCATGTTGGGTTGGATATGAACAACGTGGCATGAAAGAAAAAGGTGGACGCATGGTTCCTAATTGCGTTCCAGTTAACAAACTAAAAGAAATGGAAAATGAAATGGCAAAAGCAAAACCTAACTATGGAGATTTTATTAAACCACGTAGGGGTGGATCAACACCATCAGATCCTAAACTATATGCAAGAGTTGTGCAAGCAGCAAAAGATAAATTTGACGTTTATCCATCTGCAGTAGCAAATTCTTGGGTAGTACAAGAATATAAGCGTCGTGGCGGTACATACAAGTCAGAATCACAATCTACAACAAAAAGTATTTGGGATGGATCTTTTAATCCTTTAAGGTTTGAGAAATAATGACAAAGAAAAAAACAACAGCATTCAATCCTACTCAAATAAAAAATGGTAGGATTGTTCGTTTAAGAAAAGACGGCACCATAAAAACAGATCTTGGTCCGTATCCAAAAACAAAGGCAGGGGTAACTAATGGCAAATAAAGAACAAAAGGGTAATGCTAATACAAAAAAAGAGCCTAAAATGACTCTTAAAGAAAAACGTGTTGCTAAACAACAAAAACGGGATAAGAAAAATGGCTGATACATACACTCCTACTTCTGGTATGAAGGCTGCTGCTCGTCGTGCATTGAAGTGGAAAGAAGATGGTAAGGCAACTAGCGCAGGAACTCCAGTAGGCTGGGGTCGTGCAACTGATATTGTAAATGGATCAGCAATGTCTCTTAGTACTGTTAAAAGAATGTTTTCTTTCTTTTCCCGTCACGAAGTAGATAAAAAAGGCAAAGGTTTTTATGATGGTCCAGAATTTCCCTCTAATGGCAGAATTATGTGGGATGCTTGGGGTGGAGATGCAGGATTTTCTTGGAGCCGTGCAATTGTGGAAAGAGAAAAAAAGCAAGTAGAAAAGGTTTGGGCAGATAGCCCATTTAATTTAAGAAAGGGGTAAAAAAGTGGAGGACTTAAATATTGAAGAATTAAATCAATTAGTTTTATTTTATAGACAAAAATCTTCAGATCTTGAGTTTAATTTATTGCAAATGCAAATAAAGTTAAATAGGACTATGTCTGTTGAAGATTCAGTAGAAGCAAAGCCAGCAATTAAAAAGTAGATGGGTCTAAATAATGCAAGAGTTAATAGTCTTAGGCTTGACATTGGCTCTTGCTTGGTTTATACTTAAAGTAGGTAAAAGTAATAAGAAAAAACCTTATTCAAGAACCTTGCATAAACAAAGTGATACGCATAGGTTATTGAAATCATTTTTTTCTATGAATTTATCCAATAACCAAGAAAACCTTTCTCAATTGACAAAACATAAAGAAAAGGGTATGATTAAGGTTATTGTTTTAGGCAACGAAGCATATTGGATATCTAATCATATTTTTTATGTTGCAGAGGCTGTAGACGGTGAGGTACAACGCCACACCGCTAAACCAATAGATACTAGTACTTTATCAAAAGGTGACTTAGATAAAATGCTTTTTATATTAGATAGTTTAAGGGATGGAAAAAGAGATGATCGTGGCAGTTCAGGGCACAAGTGAGTTTAATGATTACAACGTATTCATTCGCTCTATGGGTGTTGCCATGTCAAACATGCATAAAGACGATACAGAGTTTGTAATTTACTCTGCTGGTCCTGCTAAAATAAATTCTTTTGTTTCTGAGTTTTCTAATTTATCTGAAAGAGGAATGAAAGCAAGAGGAAAAAAGATTAAATTTTATAAAGTTGCTCCAGTTTGGATGCAAGAAAATTTAGATCAAATTAACTACTTTGCTTTCTTAAGTAAGCCTAATGAAAAAACTTCAAAATTAGTTTCAGAGGCACAGTTAAAAAATGTAGAAGTTGGTATATTTAAATACTAGGGGGTATTTATGTTTATTAGAAGTTTGAATACTATGGAAAAAATTATTTCCAAAAATAGTAATTTACTTTGGAATGGTTGGGATGTTATTGATTTAAAAGAATCTGACATTGCAAAAACATCTCCAATGGGTATTAGAGTTAAAGATAAGTGGTACATCCACAAAGTTTATTCTCCTGGTCGTAATGGGTGGGATATACCAAACAAGTATCGAGAGTAATTATGAAACAGCATTTATGGAAAGATGACGCAATTTGTTTAGGTCTTGATACAAATATTTATTTTGATAAATATGAAGACAACGAATCTGGTAGGGCAATTGTTGATTCAATGTGTCAGCAATGTCCAGTAGCAAAAACATGTTTTGCGGTAGGAATTTCTGGTAAAGAGTGGGGTGTTTGGGGTGGGGTATACTTAGAGGGTGGAGAAGTGTCCAGAGAGTTTAACAAACATAAAACCAAACAAGACTGGTCAATCACTTGGCAATCTTTAACAATGGAAAAATAAAATGATCATACAAATTATTGGTTTACCTGGCTCTGGCAAGACAGAACTAGCAAAAACACTTAAAGAGCGCATTAATGCTATTCATCTTAATGCTGATGAAGTTAGAGCAACTATTAACTCTGACCTTGGATTTTCCATAGAAAATAGAATTGAACATGCACGCAGGCTAGGAGAAATTGCTAGAGTTATTTCTAAACAAGACGTTGCTCCAGTCATTGTAGACTTTATTTGTCCAACTAATCTTACTCGTGCAGCATTTGGTAAGCCAGACGTTTTGGTTTGGGTAGACCGAATTAAACAGGGTAAATTTGAAGATACCAACAAGATGTGGGAAGACCCAACAGATTTTGATGCAAGGATTCCAGCAGACTACACAGTTGAACAAGAGGTAGACTACCTGATTAAAAAGTTTAATTTACATGATTGGTCTGCACCAACAACGTTAATGCTTGGTCGATATCAGCCATGGCATGAAGGTCATCATGCTTTATACAAAGAAGCGGGTAAACGAACTGATCAAGTATTACTTGGAGTCCGAAATACATACAACACAAGTGAGAAAGATCCACTAAAATTTGATCAGGTAAAAGAATATATTGCCAAGGATAAATTTATGGATGGTGCATTAGTACTAAGACTACCTAACATTACAAACATTGTTTATGGTCGTGATGTTGGATACAAGATTGAACAAGTAGATTTGGGGGCAAAGATTCATGCTATTTCGGCTACTGAAAAGCGTAAAGAATTGGGTATTTAATTTTGGCCAAGGTATTGCAGATGCAGAAGATAGATTTGTTAAAAGTATGTTTAAGGAAGATATAGATAATGAAAGTAACTAGAGCAAGATCATTTGCGAAAGCAGTAAGTTATCGCATATGGGGAACTCTTTCATCTGTTGTTGTTGCCTATGTTATAACAAAAAACGCTGCTCTTTCTGTAACAATTGCGTTTTGGGAAACGGTTGTTAAAATATTTATATACTACGCACATGAGCGTGGTTGGAACTATATCCAATGGGGAAGAAAATAATGTATACAGATAAAATGAAAATGGCATTTCATTCTATTCCAGCCCCTAAAAATTTCAAGGTAGAAATTATTGATAACGAACATTTTATAACCATTAAGGCTAATGAGGATATGTTTATGCGTCTATTTGACACAGAGAAGCGACATGCTGTAGAATATATGGTAAGAGTAAAAAAGGCTTTAGAGGATAATGGGGCAATCGTAATGATTACTAGGGAGGCTATTAGGTAATGCAAACCTTCCTACCTTATAAAGATTATGATCAGTGTGCAGAAATATTAGACAATAAAAGATTAAATAAACAGATATTAGAAGCCTATCAGATACTTAAGGTTTTGTCTGGAAAGTCCCCATCAGGGGCATGGCGCAATCATCCAGCGGTATTGATGTGGAAAAATGCTGAATGGTCATTACGTAACTATGCTAAGGTCATGATTAAAGAGGCCAAGGCAAGGGGTATAAGGACAGATAAGAACGAAGCCAATATAGAGGCTCTAGAGGCTGTTTGTGGGCAGATTTGGGGTACTGGTAAGCCAGTCTGGAACAAGCCTTCTCACATAAACCGTGTAAATATCACTCACAGGGCTAACTTATATCGTAAGGACCCTATCTACTATGCTGAGTTTTACATGGACACTAAGAACGAGTATAATAGACCTTGTTGTGATAAATGTTTATACTATTGGGCAACGCATATTGAGAAGAGTTTATTGGGGGTAGTATGATGCAAAATGGTTTGTTGATATTTTTTATAGTGTTGTCTGTTTCTTTTGCTATATCGTATTTAGCGATATTGCATAAATTAAAAAAACTTAGTCTAACTTCCGCTCAATTATTTTTAGAAAACTTTAAACTTAATCAAGATGCTGAATCTATTAAAGCAAATCAAGAGTTAACTGATAATGACATACACAGAGAAAACTTTATTAAATTTCTATCAGACTCTCGTGACTGGGCTTTTACATACATTGAGGATGTTCAAAAAGGTTTGACCAAATTTGTTGAAGAGGTTGATCCAACTATTAGTTATTTTGATGATTTTAGTTCTATACAAGAAGGCAATCCTTTAAACGTGGGTATGAAAAAAATATCTTCTGCATATAAAGATTTAAAAAAGTTTTTGCCAAGTGAATCAGAAATAAAAAATACATGAGAGATATATTACTTTCAGTATTAACAGGTTTTGGGTGCGGTCTCGTGTTTGCTGCATTCAAATTGCCAGTACCAGCACCACCAGTTTTTGCGGGAGTCGCAGGAATTATTGGGATTTGGATTGGCTTTACAACAATGACACAAATTATATCCTAGGAGGAATAATGAATAACTTAATTAATGATAAGACAAAGGCAATGCTAGCGTCATATGGTCGCTCAGTTCTTGCATCAGGTCTTGCACTATACATGGCAGGCGTAACAGATCCAAAGGATCTATGGGCTGCACTTGTTGCTGCTATAGCGCCCGTTGCATTGAGAGCGCTCAATCCTGCAGATAAGGCATTTGGTATTTTGCCTGATGCTGCTGAGGTTGCAAAGGCTTTAAAGGCTGCAAAAGCACCAGCAAAAAAGGCTGCTAAAAAGAAGTAAATAATCTTCTATAAGATAGCCAGTCTAGAGATAGGCTGGCTTTTTTATTTGTTTATAATTTCTAAGTATTTTTGTTTTAATTTATCTATAGAAAAGTTTTCTAAACCAATCGATAATGCTTTTTCTTTAAATTCTTTTTTATTATTATTCTTAATATATCCATCAACTATATTTGCAAATTTATCTGGAGCAATATCATAAATATCAACCATTGACTTTGTTCTAAATGATCCTATCTTTGTTGATTCTACTAACCAATCTTCAGGCAATATTTTATTATTCGGAGATACATTAGTCATAAAAACTGGCAGGGCACTCATAAGAGCCTCATTCATAGGTAAACAAAGACCAGCATACCTTCTAGGAAGAATCATTGCATCAAAGCCATCATACATGTCTTCCCTACTGGCTGGATTACCTATTTCAATCTTTACCCTAGAATCTTTACAGTTTGGATTAAGTGGGGTTTGAGATTTAATTACTAATTCGTAATCTTCTTTAGAGTGCTTGATCATTTCAAAAATACTTTCAGTTCCATTTCTATCTTTTGCAGCCTTTTTACCAGCAATATGAAGTATGCGGTTGTGATCTTTTGAAAGATTATTGTCTTTTGCTTTATTAAATAAAGACTCATTTGTTGGTGGTGGCAAGTGAATTACATCACACACAGAGCCAAACTTTTCTTTTACTATCTCTATATTCCAAAGACTAGGAGACAGCAATACATCTGGTAATGACCAGTTAGGGTTTGTTAAGTTACCAAAAAGTTCGTAGTTGTATTGAAGAATAGTCTTTGTTCCTTGTTGCCTAGCAAGATCTACAAGGTCTAAATGATAAAAGGTTTCACAACTAATTACTACATCAACATCTTTTAAAAACCAAACAATTTCTTTTCTTGTTGGCATACCGTTTTTGGTTGAGTAAACGTTGTAATCTTTATACCAATCGGGATTTTGTTTATTATTATTAAACGGGGCAGAGTTAATTAAAAGAATCTTATTAGGATTAAGCATATTAACTAACTCTCTAGTCTGATTGCCAAGACCAGTGTTGTCTGATCTTGCTATGATTCCTAGTCTCATTCTTTGTACCCCCAAGTTTCATCATCTGAAGTATACTTTCTTCCGCCTTGACGACCATCTAAATGATAAGAACGTTTAATGTTTCCTTCAGGATGATAAATCCAAAGTTTGTGAGTTTCCCAACCTTCTTTATTAAATTCCCCATATGGAGATATATCATCTTGAATTGCTCCATGAAATGTATCTTCTATAAAAAATTTATCTTTACATCTTGGAAGCACAATGTCTTTATAATATTGTTTTCTACTTAGATGTGGTCGTTGACTCCATTGTATAGTTTTCATAAACCCATCTTCTAAACCAAACATAAGGTGTTCGTGATCTTTTGGTATAAATGCTTCAAAATGAAAACGAATAGTATTTGCTTTATTGTATTCAAACATATCTAAGCACTTATCCCAGTCTATAGGTGTGTCTGGAGTTAAAGGAGCATCTCCTTCAATATAAAGTAATAGTGGTGTTTTAATTTCATTGATTGTTTGACGCATCATGTTGGTTTGATGGCTATGCTCTTTAAATATAAAAGGTAATATGTTTTTATCTTCATGTAAACATTTCCATAAAATACGATTTTTGTATTCATCGTAATCTTTTTTACGATCTTGTTGTTCTTCTCTAAGACCATCTATTTGCATAATAATTTCGTTGTCTGGAAAATGAACACGAATATCACTAATGGTTTGATCTATCATTTTTGTGTTTGGATGATCTAAAACTACAGATGTAGCCATGACAATTGTTATATCCCTTTTATGCATTTACTTGCCTCATTAACTTAATAAAAAGATCTCTTTTATATTTAATCCACCAACAAACAATCTGATGCATTTCAGATGTATAATTATTTAATAGTTCAGGTAACAAGTCAACCAAGTGATTCCAATTATCAACAGTTTTTACTGAATGATTATCTTCAAATACAAAATTAAAAAAATCTGTATTTTGCATTTTTGAGTCTAACTTATCTCCTATAGGCAAGCAAAGCATTTCAATTGCTTCATAAAATCTAAATGAATCAATAACCATCGCCCCGCTAGGGCAAGGAACAATCTTTGATAAAGACATTTTGTCATAGTATTGTTTTGGTTTTAGTCCTTCTGCAAAACCAGTAGTTGGATTATAAAAAGAATTGGGTATGTTAGGCATAACAGTTGCAAGTTCTTGTCTTCTTTGATGAGTTATCTGCCCTGAAAAAAATACATCATATAACTTATCTTGATACTTTGGCAAATTTTTGTGTAAATCTCTTGGCACACCCAATGCTAATTTATTATATTGTGAATGTTTTCTGTGTGGGTATTGAATCCAAATTTCAATATTTTTATGCTTTATCTTATCAACTTTAAATGTAGCACTTTCATCTCCAGTAATAAACAAAACTACTCTACCTATCTTGTTTAACTCTTCAGATATTTTATCTTCATAGTCTACATTTTGTGGTCCAGGAATAACAACAAAGGCTCTATCTGTGTTAGGTAAAATTGTTACCTTATCTGGTTTAATATTATTTTTATTAAAAAATTGTTTTAATAAACCGTAATCCCATTTATCAGCAGCACAATCTTCTTGTTTAACTGAATAAAGATATGCTTTAAGATCGCTCATAATATAAGTGTACTTCATGTTGATAGTCAAGCAATGTTTCTTTGTAGCCAATACCCTTAATAAACTGTCTTAAATCATGCAAATATTCTTTCCAATAGATCATCATAAATTCTGGGTGTCCAGATAGCCAAATCTTAGGTTTGTGCTCTCTAAGGACCCTTTCAGCCCCTCCTAGGACCCTCCATTCACTACCCTCAACATCAAGAGAAATTGCAGTAGGCGGCTTCATTCTTTTTTCATATACAAGCGTATCAATTTTTGTTTGACCATATTTATCTGCTTCATACTGCAGTTCTTTAAATCCATGAGCAGCCTCAATAGGAGCATCTGCTTCTGGTGGAAACTCGCCATAATAAATACGTGCAAGTTTATTATCTTTATCTGATGCAAACCCAGGAATACATGCAATTGGTTTTTCTAAATTATTAGCACTCCAAAGCAAAGGAAAGTGTGACCAAACCTTTGGATTAGGTTCAAATAAAACAACTTCTGCTCCCCACATTTGACATAGGGCAGGCATCTCTCCTTCTTCTGCTCCAACATAGTAAACAACATCGCCTTTACCAATATTTTCATGCATTGATTTTAATCTAATTTTTTCCCAACCATGTGGTTGATACCATTCTGGTCTATCTGCACGATGCTTTGGTAACATTATTTCAAATTCCCCGTTAACAGTAGCCTTAATCATTTCAGTCATTCTGTATCCACTCTACTAATGATACTTTTGGTATCCATCCAGTTAGATCTTTAAACTTGGCGTTAGAGGCAAGAGTTTCTTGCACCTCACCAATTCTTGGCGGTATAAATTTAATATCATTTGAAATCATATTAGCAATATCAAGTATAGCGTAGTTACTTCCATACCCAATGTTATACACTTCACCAAATCCATTTTCAACCTCAGATGCAAGGATGTTTGCTTCTATTACGTCTGATATGTGAGTAAAATCTCTACGTTGAGAGCCATCGCCAACTACTGTTAGTGGCTTTGACTCATGATGTTGTTTTAAAAATAATCCTATTACTGGTGCATACTGCCCCTTTAATGGTTGTCTATCTCCATAAACATTAAAATATCTAAGGGATATAGTCTTTAATCCATAAAGGTTGTAGTAAACTCTTGCAAGGTTTTCACCAAAAACTTTAGCAGCAGAGTATGGGGTTAGTGGATCAGGGGATTGTGTTTCTTGGTTTGGAAGCAAAGCCTTTTTACCATAAGAAGAGGATGTGCTTGAATAGATTAGTCTACCTACCTTGTTAACCCTACAGAGTTCAAGAACATTGGCTGTTCCTACTGCGTTTGATTGAATAGATTTTTTTGGATTTAATATTGCTGGCTGTATTCTTGCATCAGATGCTACGTGAAATACGCAGTCAACATCTTTAAAGAGTGGTGCAATTAGGTCATAATCACAAATGTCATGCTTATAATTTTGTGCTTTATTATTCCAATAGAACTGCTCATGACATTCTGCAGACTCATCATCAATACAAATAACCTCGTGACCAAGACTAATTAACTTATCAACAAGGTTTGATCCAATAAAACCAGCACCACCAGTAACTAAATATTTCATTTTATGTTTAAAGTTTCTAATATGCTTGCCCATCTATGAACATATGTATGTTCTTTTTTAGTCCGTTCATGACCAGCAATCCTTATTTCTTCCCTGGTTAATCCATCTAAGATGTAGTAATCTATTTTTTGTTTAAGATCTTCAAGATTACCATGTTCATAAAATATAATTTCTTTACCATCTTCAAAATATTCATCAAGCCCCTTGATGCGAGGATAGATAGTAAAACCACCACGACCAGTGCTTTCAAATAGTCTATCGCTTGTGTAGTACGGATAGTTAAAGTTAATGTTTAAACTATCACCTATGGCTACTTTGCTTCTTGCATAGATGCGATTAAGCGCTTCTCCACGCACAGTTCCAGTATCTCCATCGCCACCAACATGTAGGAATCTTTTACCGTATGTTTTTCGTAAGAAATCTATTAGTTGTGGACGGTATTTATGCTCATGGTGATACCCTCTGCTACCAACAAAAATTATGTCATGTTCAAAGTTGTGTGGATCGTAATCTTGATGAACGTAGCATTCTTTATCATACACACCAGCAGGCAAGAAGTGTCCTTTAACTTCTGTATTTTTATTAAACCAATCACACATTAACTTATCTGTAGCAAAAAAATGACCTATGTTTGTGTAGAAGTCATCATTCTTTAAATCTTTTTCACGCTCAATTCCAAACCACAAATCCAAGTGATAAGTCATAGTTGGTATGCCAGCAGCCTTTAATTCTTTTAGTACATCAGTCATAGATCTAGATCCTGGAGTCTGCCATCTATGTGTGTGTACCCAGATAAATAGATCAGAGTTTAATGCTGCGTTTAATATTTCTGTGCTACCTGCTTTTTTTTCTTGCAGTTTTTGCACGGTATGGCCAAGAGATTCCAAAGACTTAGCATGATGATTCTCACTACTATAAGGCACTTCAAAGTTGCCTAGAAATACTATATTAGCCAAGGATCCCACCCATTCTGTGTTTATAACAGTATACCAGATTCTGATATACTTATAAGAAAGCGGGGTATTTGATGGATTTTGTTTATATTTGTCGTGATGGAGAAAATGAAGAGTTAAGATACTCCATTAGGTCTGTCTTGCTTAGTTTTCCAGAGGCAAAGGTTTGGGTCGTAGGTGGAAAGCCAAAATGGTATTCTGGCAATCATGTTTTTTTAGAACAAAATGATAACAAATATGCTAATGCTGTAAATAATTTAAAGGCTGTTTGCGATACCTCAGATATATCTGATAATTTTATATTAATGAATGATGATTTTTTTATTATTAAAAAAATAGAAACAATAGAACAATTTTACAATGGGCTGTTGTCTGAAAAAATAGATAAGTTTACAAAGATTACTGGATCATCAATGTATATTAGAAAACTTATAACAACAAACAATAAATTAAACAAGTTGGGGTTTACAAAACCATTAGACTATGAGTTACACGTACCAATGCCAATGCATAAAGCGGGATTACTTTATATATTAAACCAATATCCAGAATGTTTATGGAGATCAATGTATGGTAATTTATTTAATGTTGGGGGTAGTCAAATGGAAGATGTTAAAGTATATAAAAACAAAAGGCATGCTGCAAGATCAGCACAAATAACTAAAAATTCTATTTATTTATCAACAGAAGATACAGGTTTAACTATAATGGTTGATAATATATTTAAAGAATTACTAACAAACCCTAGCCCTTACGAACAGTAATCCTACTCCCAATCGGCTATCTGATTATACGTAACAGAGTATTCTCCAGAGTATATTTCTGCATATGAGATCATATCTTTGTTATATCGTGTCACAGTATTCTTATCTACTAAGCCTGTTTTATATTTTTTACCATGCATAATTGGCAAATGTTCTATATTTTCTGATGCCAATGAATTATTTAGTGCTTGTATATATCTAGTTTTGCCAAACTGTTTTGAAAGAAATGATTGTTTTGGATATGTTTTTTCTATCCATAGTCTTTCGTTATGATCAGAAGGTTTTGGATTTAACACTCTTTCTACTTCATTGTGATATATTCTTGTAGACCAACTCTTCATATTTCTTTCATAATTTATTAAATTCTTGTATGTGGAATCTGCGTAAGCCATAAAATTCTTATCAAGATCAGAGGTAGTTACACCAGTTGCAAATGTTATTAAAAAACAAGTAGCATAAGGAAATTTATCTGTATACTTTATTACTTCAAAGTGTAGGTTTGGATTAAAAGAATTAATAGAAATGTTGTCAGAAGGCAACCGCATATGGTTACCAATAGAGACAAACTCTGGCGTATTCATATCACAATCCACAAAAAGACAATCTTCTGGATTAATTCCATCAGCAATAGTTAAAATGTTTTTATCGTATGCTCCAACAACAACTGACCCATTGTATCGATTAATTAACTTAGCAGTCATAAATCCATCAATATCAGGAGAAATAATTAATTGTTTAGAATATTCTAACGTATCTAATATGCTGGTTTTTAAATTAGATTCCATTATCTTCCATATACTTTAATCGTTCCATTAATGCTTGGCTCTCTGGATCACTTAACATTTCTTCAATAGCCTCTTTTACATTTGGTCTTAACTTACTTAATGGTTCTACATACCTTAGATCTTTTGTGACGGTATAAAGAAGTGATCGTAATGTTTCACACTCATCATGTTTCCACCATGTATAGCAAACATCATCGTCTATGTTGGGGCAAAGGTAATACTGGTCTTTTATGGTTTGGATTATTTCTTCTGCATTCATAATTAATCCTTAGTACTAAAAAATATTGCTGCAATAAAAATTATAACAACAGAAATTAAAATGTTCTTGATAAAATCATTAAATTTCATTTTGTCCTCTTGCTATGGCTGCAGATATTTCAAATGCTTTTGTTGTACGACGAGACTTATTAAGACCCTTAGCCTTCCATAGGTCACTGGTACCTTCAATGTCTTGAGCAATCTGTTCACGAATTTCTTTAACAGTCTCCACAATAAAATGCCAAATTTGTTCTTTGTGTTCATCTGATAGTTCTTCGGTCCAGTTACTCATTTTCTTCTTCAAACTCCCTTAATGCATTAGAATTATTTAAACAAAATCCACAATCACCATTAATTAATTTATTGTTACAACTATTGCAATAATCATTCATAAAAAGAATCAACTACCTTTGTCCATAATTTCCAAAGACCAAGGGAAATTAAAAATGCAATAAATATACTAAGTAGTTTCCCCATATATCTAGTATATCAAACTATCTTAGATATAGTAAGTAGCCCATTTATTTTGTGCTTTACCAAAAGGATTACATATTTTAGCAAACATTTTTGCTCTTATAATATGATTTTTATCCTCAGCCCTAATCTCTCTAATAAGAAAAAAGGTAAAGATTGATCCAGAAACATTTCCTATGAATCTTAATACTAGGTTATTGGTCTTTTGTTTTTTAATAAATTTTTTCATATTTTTATTATACACCTAATTCTTTTTCTACCTTGCCCAAAATTCTATTTACCATAGCCTGTCTTTCGGCGGGATTTAAAGAAACCCCATTATCCATCTCAGTCATAGTAACAGCCATCTGGACTATATCCTCATAGTTCATTTATGCTCCTTCATGTGGTTAGTTAAGGTTTGCGAAGCCATGCTAGACCTAGACTCTATTTGTTTTTTACATACTGGACAAACAATTATATGAGCCATAATTCCAGTATAGCAAAGATCTACCAATTTGTAAAGTTTGCCCATACTATCAAGATACGCTATAATTGTAGGGTATGAGTATAAAGATGAAAACCTTGGTTTGGGTACAAATTTTTCTAATCGTAATACTATCTACTGCCTTGTTATTTTTGGGGGGGGACCTAAAGCACTCTCGTAAGATGAGTCTAGATCAAAGCAATTACTGCATAAGATACACAAGTGATATTATTGCAAGCAGCCGTCTTGATTTAATAAGAGAACAAGACGCCCATAGTCGGACGGTAGATAACGCAAACTCCGTAATTGATGATATTGTTAATAGATATAACTCACTTGCGGCACGGTATAACAAAAGTACTGGTGGAACCAACTACGATCCCCTTAATACATACTCATATAGGATAAGACCTTGATATGTGTCCGCATTGCAATACCCCGTTAATTCCAATATTATACGGATACGCTAACCCCAAGTATGTAGATATGCATAAGCAGGGTTTGGTATTTTTAGTATCAACCACTTATCATACCAAGCATGATCCTACCTCATATTGTAAAAAATGTAACGAAAGTTTTGATATTAAACTTTAAGACCTTGATGCATTTGCCAAGGATTGGGCTATGATACGCTGCCTAACATCTTCCTGGCTTCTTTCAAATTTGGACATGCTGTGATATGGTTTGTTAGACATACGCTTTTTGTTTTTGGCATACCGTCTAAGTTTTTTCTGGGAAATAATCGCATTGTTTTTTTTCATATTATAAGTGTATCACGGTTTGAGTTCGGCGGCAAAATAGGAGGTAACAAACCTTCCCCTGCCCTAAGAGGGCAATAGCGGTTAGTATCTCTAATTACCCCGCATCAAGAACTCACTATTCCAAAGGGTATCTAAAGACTCATCTCCAATATCATCAAAGTAATAACGATTGTTTTCAATGCTATATGTCCAGCCTTTCCAAATATCCCCGTCATCCCAAGTAAGGTTTGTATCCATTGATTCATGCATTTCGATACCTCCAGTTTAGCAGGGTATAAACAAACTCTCCGTACCACTTATTAGAACAACGTCTAATACCCTTTTCCCCATAATGATCGTACATAAATAGGGTTAATCTAACCTTGTCTTTTGTCCTAATAAACCTTCCGCAATTAATACAAGATTGAAAGATATACTGGTTAATTGGTTTGTCATAATCTACATTACCCATTGTGCCACTTCCAATTTGATATAAAACCTTTATCTTGTTCATTTAATTCAACCCAAAGATTAACATTTTTATTGACCACTGGTAAACCACCACTTTCATCTGATTTTCTAGCCTTTGCTTTTTGTTTGGGTACAAAGGTTTTGTTATATTTTTTACGTTGTTTTTTATTTAATTTATGAGTTTTGACATGAGTGTCAGGAGCGCTAGGATCTGGAGCAATTAAAGGTTTGTTATAAACAGGTCTAGACCAGTTAGCAGGTGTCCCAAAGGCAGTAGCCTCAATAGCGGATTTATTTCTATTAAGGCTAGCCCTTGCTCGTTCTTCTGCTTCAGACCAATCTATTTCTTTTTTAGATTTCATTATTAGTAAGCAGGTTCAAATGATTCAAAAGCCTTTGGAAAGTAACTTTGAATTATTTTATTAACTTTGTCGCTTTCAATATAGAAAAGTCCACCTGATTTTTCATTGCTAAACATTTCTTGCATTATTTCATGTATCATTTCTGTTGTCATAATTTTCCCTTCTGTTTACATTAAGCATACCATAAATCGGCGGGAATAGCAAGAAAGATCGTAATACCATAGATAGTAAACAGTTATATTTTTTTAATCCAATATTGATGGTTCATAGCCATTGTTTCTATTTCATTTTTGTATTTTTCAACAAATGACAAAATAGCAGTTTTAGGTCTTAGGTGAGCAGGTTTTTCATCACCCCAAGAGTAGTCATCAAATGCAAGAATTCCACCAGTCTTTAATAATGGCCAAGACAGTTCGGCATCACTTAATACGTTACTGGCAACATGATCTGCATCAATGTAAATAAAATCATAGGTGTTGTTTTTTTCAGCATTTAAAAAATCAAAGGTTGTAGATCTTTCACTATGAACACGAGGAGAAAATGGTTGCATCCTACTTAAATATAATTGATAGACATCTTCAAAGTCATAATTATCATGAACATCGCTTTCAGCAGATGATCCTAGCCAAGTATCAACATCCGTTAAATGTGAGGTTTCATGGGTTAATACATGATTCATTAGCCAGTAACTTGTATCTCCAGTAAAGACACCTAATTGAAGATAGTTTAAGTTAGGTTTATCTTTATACTCAGACAAGAATTCTTCAAAGTTATATTGACCTGATGCTTCAAACCAATTTGGGTAATGCCCTTTACCAAACCTTGATCCCAGCCAACCAGTATTAGACATAAACTTATTGTATCCTATTTTTGGCGGGTACAGAAGGAGTATCATAATCCCCAGTGTAATAACAAACCTTATATCCCCCTATCCCCATATCTCAGATAGCCAGATATGTCTGGTTTGGGAACCAGCGAGATGGTTAAATACCGTCGCAAATAGGGCTTGGAAGGCTTTTAAATAGGTGGTTTGGAGGTTTGGTATGAAAGATAATCCTTACTGACATTTTTTAGATTGGGTTAGAATGGAGGAAAGTGGAGCATAGTGGGGGATTGGGCGATTTTATAGATGGCGTCGTAATCCTCTGGCGGCCAAACCTCCCTATCCCAAACCTTCCTATCCCCATATGCGGCATGCATTATACCCCCAATACCATGGTTTGTCAAGTAAAAAACCCCTATAAAAATGCCCAGAAAATGTAGGAAAATGTAGGAAAAACCCCAGAAAAAATCTAGAAAGGTTTGGTAATTATGGGAATAATCTGTATATTTCTGGGATTTTTTTTCCCGCTTCGTAATGTCTATTAGTACTATGATTTATTGCGACGGCGGGACTTAAAGATGGATCGTAATACCCTAGTAACAAACCTCTCTACCTTTTTCTCTGCCATACCTGAAGCGGTAGATACAAAAGAAGGACTCATATTATATCTATCAATACGATTCTTACTATAGTAGTTACGAGGACTCATATATATATTATACTATCTTTAAATATAAAGGTTTGAAGGTTTGTCAAACTTTCTGGGATTTTTTGAATTGGGTTCTTAATGTCTTTTTCGTAAATAAGGTTTGAAGGTTTGGTAATTGATACCGGGTTTTTCCTATGCTGGTAGGCGATCTTTAATTAAGTTAGCAATGATGTTGTGTGCCTGGTCCACTTCATGTAGAGAGCCAGACCATAGCAACTGTTGGGCTTTAAGTAACTGTTCATCTAAATAGTTATTACTCAGTTCCATTGTTCTTCTCCTCTGCACTCTCAAAGACCTCATCTAAATCAGAGAAGCCAGTATCCTCTAGGTTTAACCCTGCTAAGAATAGTGCCCATGTTTCTGTTATATACCGTGCCCCGTCATCTGCTACCTCACAAAGGTTCTCAGAAACAAAGTAAGCAAGCGGTAGCCCTAAGTCATTAAACTCTATGAAGTCTTTAAACTCTTCATCATCTTTATATACGGAATAAAGTTTTCCTAAAATCTCACATACATTACGGAAGTCGGTCACTATCATACCCCAATCTGTTTTGCTCTATCTTGTCCTCTTGGAACTGTGCGCTTTCTAATACTTCTAATGACCTGCGATAAATTAAATAAGGAGTTGCTGTAGCCAAGTAATAGCCAACCTTTTCTAAGTCAAGGTAAAAGTCAGATAGCAATTTGCCAATTCCAACCGCAACCTTTTCCTCATTGGTCTGTCGCTTTACTCTGTTAATACGATACATGAAACCCCTATCTAAATTATACCAAAGGAAAAGGGAAAGCGCAACCCACCACAGTTAACGCCCTCCCCATATTGCTAGCGAGAGGTGACCCCAACCTCCGCTGATGAAGCCCCCACAGTGGAGAGAGCACTGCTGGGCAAATTATAAGTAATAAAACTATCAATGTCTTTGTGGTCTACACCATCATGACTAATAGTATTATCTGTGAGATCGATTAATATTGGGTGGTCCGCAAACCCTAAGTCATTAGGATTGCAGGCATAGATACCAAACCCTGTTTCATCCAAGATAGAGTCTTGCAATAGATAACTAATAGCCATGCGGGTATAGTATTCTGTATCACCTTTACGTACCGTCGCATGCTGAAGGGCCTTAGCAAGATCCACATACATGCTGTCTTCACCCCAATGGCTATACAGCGCTACTGCTAGATCCTCTGATTGTTTAAATATGAATGTACAACGTGCTCCCATTATGCATCCGTCCTTTCAGGTATGATTGATATTTGGTTTGTTATCTCATTAAAAATATCGTTCTCGTCTTCGGTGTCAGTCTCATATTCAAAATTCATATAAGTACCTGTGGGTTCAAAGATTATTTCAACATCCCATGTAGCCATTATAGGTCCCCTTCGAAATCGATTACAACTTTAGAAACTCTGCCGTCATCGTTCATCTGGACATATACTGGATATAGGCCATCGCCATAACCTGTATTAAATACTACTGCCGTGCCATTACCTAACTCGCCATATGAATTAGCAAGGGTAGTAGCACTAGCACCATGATAAGAGTATTGACCTTCTTTGCCGTCAATATTCCAATCATCATTTTTGTTGGTATCCCAATTATCAATATAGCATGGGTCGCCTACCATGGCCTGACCGCTATCAACTGCAAAATGTCCTGCTAAGATTAAATCTTTTGTTTTTATCATTAGGTCTCCTTAGAAGTGGAAGTCAACTGGTACTAGATATTGTCTCACGGCTCGATCAGGTTTGTCAAGTCGCTCATTTAAATACTCAAATTCGGAGACATGTTCTTCAAGATCGTAAAACCCACTATCACATGTCCAAGAACCCATTAGCATTTCTGCTGCCTGTTTGATAGAATAAACATTCATTAGAGTATCCCCATTCCAGGGACCTCTCCCACCCTCTGAAGCATAGTCGACCATTTGACTAATAAACTTATCAGTCTTAATCTCTACTATGTTCCTGTTCATACTCTGAGAGCGAAAGCGTAAGATGTCCTTAATTACTTCTTGGAACTTTTCTTTATTTTTAGCATAGCCAATAACATCAGTACTGTCATGGTTATAACCGTCCATAAAGTCTTTAGATTTTTGTGCATTAGTGCTCCACCTTCCTCCGCCAACGACGTGCCAATCTGACCAATCGCCTATGCGGTATCCGTCTTCGTTTGTTTGTAGGCTTACAACAACTTTGTCAAAAGCCTCTTGCTTGTTATCTGCTTCAACTGCTATATAGTGTAGGGTATGCATTAGTCGTCCTTTCCTGCAATTAGTTGTATCTGATAATACTGGCTGTCATCATAGGGAACGGTAGTTACAAAGTAACCAATCCTATTAACCATATGCATACCGTCAGAGATATACGTACCACCGTTATCTCCGTCATAGTAAGTCCATACAGTGTTGGGATGTAAGAACACATGGTCCCTAACAAACTCTACTTCATCACCATATGTCTCAAACATATAGCCGTGCTCACCGTCATTGAATGAGGCATTCTCGTCTAAATGGTTTGGGATAGGCTTGAACTGTTCAAACCATTCATCCTCTGTAAGTTGTATAAGGTTTGGCATTGGGTCTCTTTCTTTAGGTTCTTAATACAATTTTACTACGAACTGGGAAAAATTACAAGATATCGTAAGGTGATCTACATCACACTGCTTTGGCTTGCTCCCCAATAGGTTTGAGGGTTAGTCTCAAGAAGTCCCCTAATATTATTAACAACCTCTTCATCAGACATGATCTCTCCGTCTGTGTTTATAAGTTCTATAATCTTATCTAAGATCTCGCCATTATCCATAGTATGTGTTCTCATCTATGTAACCTTCTGCTAGTAGTCCCTCAAAGAAGTCCCATACTATTAGTAATTGTTTATAGTTTTGTTCATCCCCCTGGTTTTTGGCGGTATCAATAGCCCAAGTTAAACTATTACCAAAGGCCTGTATATCTTTATATGTATAACCTAACATTATCTATCATACTCCTTAATCAAATTCATTGCAAAGTGAAGACAACAATCGCAGTCTCCATTATTCATGCTATATATAAAGTCAAAATGTTCAGAGTTGTCCTCATATATATTCATTATTAGGCCGTCTATGGTTAGTGGTTTGTTAATTGTGGTCATGTTAATATTTTACAGGAAACTGGGGAAAAAGTCAATCTTTCTTAATGAAGCAATCATGTGTTATTATTTAAAGAAAGAAAACCCGGGGCGGCTCTGATGGGACTTGAACCCACGATCTCTACCGTGACAGGGTAGCGCATTAACCAACTATGCTACAGAACCAATGATGAGCAGTTTTAAATCTTGCTCAGGATTTTATTGTTAAACTATTTGTAAAGTATTTTGAACAATACTTAGCAAACGATTTTTTTCTGCATTGGTAGCAGGGTCAAATCCAGAAGCAGCAGCAAACATGCTTTCGCCATTTGCACTACGAGATGAACGATACCAGTCTAAACGCTCAGTTAGCGCATTGAACGCACCCCACGCATTACCAGCAATCATTCCGTTAAATTCACCAGTATAGATATCGTTAATCATATCTACCTTGTTTTCCCATTTCTTTACTGCGCCCTTAGTATCTAATTCAGGCTTAGGATAAGCAGCAAGAATAATGTTATTGAAATCTTGTGCTGAGATTTCTTTTGCTATCATAGCATGAGCCATCTTATCGAACTCAGTCATGTAAGCGTTAGCCATGCCTAGTGCCTGACGAGCAATAGCAATTTTGCCCTCAGCAGTTTGGGTATGACGGATTTTGAAAGATTGCTTTACGCCATCTTTTTTCTTAGTGCGGTTTAGTGCAACATTAAGAGTATTAGCACACACAACACGAACAGGTGTTATGCTTGCTTGAATAGCGATTGAACCATCATGTGAAGTGTTGATGAGTAAATAAGTCTTTACAACATCAGCAACGCCATTAGGGTCTAATACAGTTTCACGCTCTAATGCTAATGAGCCAAATACTACACGCCCACCACTAATTGAGCCAGCGGTTTCCCAACGCCCACCACCATCAAGAATGTTATCGCCAAAGGCAAATAAATCCTCATTTTGTAGTGGAACATAACGCTGCCCAACAATTCCCAAAACATCAGTTTGAGATTTATCAGTAGGATTTGTACGAACAACATATTGATATTGTTTGTCAGATACTAAACTAGATGGGATTTCTAAATCCTCTAGTCTAACATTCCAATTATTAAGATTAGCAGCAACAAGCATTTCACTTGTATTTTTCTCAGTATCAAATACAGTACCAAGATTGTGCCATGCAGGCTCTCTAAATGATGCAAAACTTGCTACGCCATTTTGAGTTTCTAAATCATGAGCCATTTTTATCCTTTCGGTTGTTTTAACTAAGTTTAGCAGTCATGGCTGACAATGTCAACTAGGATTGGGGAAAATGGTTTAATCTTCTTAATTGGTACAAATCGGACATTTAGGGCGGGGCCGGGTTTTTGTTAGGGCCAGTTTTACGTCTTGGCCCACGACGTTGATAGCCCCCTATCAAATTTAGTAGTGGTCCTCCAAAGATACTTCGTCCACATTAAGATCTGCGTCATACTCATATGAACTTAGATCAACATCAATTGTTACATTGCTAAGGTCAAAGTCTTCAATCTCTGACAGTGGAATATTAATCGTTCCGCTGAACGATACGGTACCTTGAACTTCAATTTGCTTAGTTGGATTAAACCCAAAGTGTTCTATGATTGCTTGCAACACTTCTTCTTTAGTATAGTTAGGGTCATACCATTCTACAATTTGTTCCTCTAACCAACTTATATCTAAGCGTCTCTCTGCTAATTGTTTTTGAGTAGTACGACCGTTATGTAGGTCCCATTCAATCTGAGTAACCTTATCAGTCATGAATGTAGGGCTTTCAGGTGCTGCATATGTTTCTGGAACATACTTGTACGTAACAAGTAGGTTAGGATTGTATGGAACAGATAACTGCTCCTGTGTCATTACTTCGCTCATTAGGGGTTCCTTTTCTGTTAATACAATAATATCATCAAGATTGTGGAAATGCAAGTTCAGTTCTTAATTAGTCTCACATAATGAGATGTGATTTAAATCACGCTGCCCCGGATTTTTGCGGGGGCAATTAAAAGATGAGCAGTTTAGAACTCATGCTCAGGAGTCTTATCTCAGGAATAACTTAGCAATTAAGCCAAGTGCTTATCAGAGATAAATATGGTTGGGGCAGGGACTTAAGTGATTACACGTTACAAACCTACCCCAAGATTATTTATTTAGTTGTGCTTACCATAGCAAGACGACGAGAGCCGTTTGCTAATTGTAGTGATACTCTAGTAAGTTTAGAGTTAAGTGGTGAGAACTTTACAATTCTACCAGTTACGCCTGTTTTACTAGTGGTGAATAAATCACCTAGTTGGTATGTGTATCCGCCTAGTGTCATGATTTTCCTTTTCTGTTGTGGTGGTTGCTTACTTATTTAGTCTAACATATTTTGGGGGCATAGTCAAATACCCCCAAACTATTACAAGTATCTTGCGATAGCGTTATATGTGCTAGTATTAACTGTTTCCTCGTCGGTCATTTTGAGGATACGGATAGCGTTTTCCATTTCCTCTTTCTGCTCACGATAGGTATGAGCATGGAGTTGCTCAAACTCTCTTTGAGGCTCAGCAGGGAACTCGCCTTCCTTAACTGTTAAATCAAAATCAACATTAAGGTTGCTTGACCATTGACGATAGTTAGTGCGTAGGTTTTCTGCCTTAGAAACATTAGCGATAGCAAAAGCAAATAGTTCTTTTTTCCAAGCCTCTATTGCGACTTGGAACTTTGCTTCGTTCTCGTCTTGTGTTTTATAGTTAGCCTCTAACTCTGCTAATCTATTTTCTAAGGCTGTAATAACCTTAGCAGTAGCGATTTTTACGCTGATGGGTTTGCTTCTTGCCATTGTGATGGGTTTCCATTTCTGTTAGTGGGGCTTTTGAGTTGAGCAGTTTCTCGTCATGCTCAGGACTTTAGCCACTAGGCTAAGATTAAGCGTTCTTTGCTGTCCAAGTTGTCCAGCGAGTTGAGCCATTAACATCTAACTTAACTCTAACTGTGTTTTTGTTAGTTGGCACAATTTCGGTAATAGTTCCTACTACCTTTGATTTTTGTGATGTGTAGGTGTCGCCTACCTTGTATGTTGCGTTTGATACGGACATGGTTCTCCTTCTTGTTGGTTTTTGCTTACTGTATAAGTCTAACATTTTTTGGTCAAAAATACAAATTATCTCATGGATAATCTCATATATTGAGATGTGAGATACATCACACTAATGCCCCATGCCTGAGAATAGGATATATAAGAATATAAGTGATAATACTATTAGTATCTCCATATGCCCCTTATTTCTTAGATGATGAAAAGACTATGTCGCTCTTAGAGTATACACACAAACCGCAAGATACGCAAGCCGAGCCAGCGCTTGAGATAAGTGGAATGGCTTTTAGGTTTTCAGGGCACTTAGCACCAGGTCGATTAAATAACTCCTTCATATCTGCCTGACCTATTGCAAAATTCTGTGCAAGGTATGCAAGGCGTACCCCATGATCTTTCTTTAAACTAACGCCTATCTGCTTATTCTCGCTGTCTGTTGAATAGTATAAGGATAGATTAGGAATATCCTTTAGCATTACCGCTGCAGGCTGTACCCTTGTATATACCCAGAATTTTATATCTGTATTGTTAAGGATGATTTGTTTCCATGCTTTGGTGTACGTGTCATTAAAGAAATCACCGTCCCAATGAATACGAAATAACAATGACGCATTTTTCTTTTCACAATCTTTTTTAAAATCATTAATCATATTCTGCAATAGATCAATCATAGTCGATTCGTCAGCGTCTTTTAATAATTCCCAATTATGTATTAGGTTTGCCTTTACGGCTTTGTAGAGTTTTTCAAGTTTTCCTGCGTAGCAAACACTTTCACAAACACTAGTGGCACCAGGGCATGAATAATTCTTTCCAGCGGGAAGACCGAACGTGTTTGCAATTGCGGCTTGCTTTCCATTTTTTGTGACAAGATTAGCAACCTTTCTGTCAAATGATCTTTTTAATTGTGATGTTGTCATATAAATATTTTAGCAGAATGTGGAGAAAATATCAAGTGTACGTAAGGTACAAAACGGACAAATCGGGCAGGGCCGGGTTTTTCTGCGGGGAAGTGCAGAAAAATTATTCTAAGTGAATATACCAATCATAGTATTCATTATCAACTAACTGAGCGGTATCTTTTTCACCAAACTCATTTTGATATTCTGCATACCAAAAGTATTGGTCAGGATCAGATTCAAGAGAAAGTATTTCAACTACCTCATCATTGTATCTAATAAAATCTCCAACCATCATCATAGAAGGTTTGAGAATATCTATTTTCTTTAATTCCATGTTCATCATTGTAGCAGCCATTTATTCAGCCTCAATTTCTGCTAATGTTTCCCATAGGATAGGTTCTAAAATTTTAGCAACTGCGTCTAACTTATCTTGCAAGTCTTTACTCATATAAGTCCTCATCTGCTGGCTCAATGAACCACTCTAGGTGTGCGTGTGATACCAATGCGCTGGCGGTAGTCCAAGTGTTGCCTTTCCAACTAATTTGAAATCCATCTACAACTGGTAATTCTATTCTACGAGAATAATCCTCCTCATAGTATGCGTCAATAGCCTCAATACATGGCTGAACCATTACTGTTGGTATTGGTGGATAATGATTACCTTGCAGGTGATACTTTAATTGTGTTTCTAGGTCTAGCGTTGTATCTGCTAAACCTATTGCTGTTATGCTTCCCATTATTTAATTACGACCTCTCCGTTAGTGTAGAAGGTTTTAGTATACATCTTACCTGTTGGGTCAGACAAGTTATAGGTTGCGTATTCTTTAGCAAAGCCATAGTCCACGCATTTATCCCAAGCCCTAACTGCTTCTAGCATATCGCTAACTCGCAGGGTATTTATTAACTCTCCATCATATGAAGTAGTAAGTGAATAAGTATATTCTTTATCCATTATAGTCCTTTCCATTCCATTATTTCATCAGCAGATATAGCGTAAGGATTACACTCGCAAACCTCACTATCAAAGTCTACATTATTTCCTTGATATAACCAACCATAGCCATAGCATAGGTCATGCTCTAATATATCCATTAGTGCTTCTTTTACTTTACCCATTTGTTCCTTCTTTCTTTATATCTTTATCCTAGCAGATACAACTGACAAAATCCAATTAGACGCCTTAATCTGGGGAATTTAGGGTGTGATCTTAACCACACGTAAAGGTCATGTATAGATTGCGACACGCCGCCTGCGCCGGGTTTTTCGAACAAATGTTTGAGCAGTTTTTATTCTTGCTCAGGAATTTTTATTTATACTTTAAATGCTTTACGCAATTCATTTCGCAATCTGCGAATTTCTTTTTGTTGTGCAACATTTTGTTTATAAAATAAAAACATTACCAACATTGAACCACTTAGCGCAATAATTATTGCAATTAAATCTAAATTAGTTATCATTGTTTTACCCCTTCCACATTTCAGAACCAACAGGAATTAAACCAATTTCATCAATTCCGCAAGCCTTTTCAAATCTTGCGTAGTCAAAGTTTTCATTATCTGATTTAAACCACTCAGCAAATTCTTGAACTAAATCCTCATAAGTATTTTGTGGAATTTCATCTACAAATCCTTTTAAGATGTTTGCGGTTTGGATATAAGATTTTCTAGTCATCATTATTTAACCAACTTTAAGACAGCAAAAGAATTGTTTTTATTTAACTTTATTAACTCTTTTTCTATTGTTTCAGATAAAGCAATATAGGCTAATTCAGTTAGTCTAATTTGTTGTGTTTCTTTAGGTAAAGATAAAAGAGCCTTAGCAGTTATATCGTTTTCGTTAAGAATTTCAGTTTCTAGTGTTATGTAGTGTTTAATTGTTTTCATTAGTCAGCCTCCCCGCTAGTAAATAAAGTTCCAAGGGCAAAATTTTCGCATTGGCATTTTTCTACATCATAGTCAAGGTTATCTCCCCAAAAGATATAACCTGCATTATTGCATTGGTCGCATTTAAAAGTCATTACGCTACTTATCATTATGCTAACGCCTTTCCCCTAAGTGTGCCACGAACACCTAACACATCACAAGCAATTTTTACAGATACGCCAACAGGTAATTGGTTTGGGTAAGTGTTTATGAATTGAGCAACCGCACCCTGAGAAGGTAGGTTGATATTTTTTACAGCACCATTAAAGGTTTCTAGTTTTACAGTATAAGTCATTTCTGACCACCTTTCGTTTTTGTTTGAGTTATTATTCTATCAGTTATCGCTGACATTTTCCAATTATAGGGGGTGTGTTGGAGTGTGAGTTGCCTCACATCTCCTTTATATTAGCCTGATGATAAGCAAGGGTTATCTCCTCGCCATACTCGGCTACTAGGTCGGTATAGACCTCATCTAGAGAGTTAAGATAATCAGACATTGACCCTCCTCCAATTCTTAGCAATACATTCATCACACATTGGGGGAATGCCATGCTTAGATACATGAGCGGAATTGATACCACAAATACCACAAAGTTTTATCATTTATTCACCTACCTTAACCGCAATTATGCGATAGTGGTCTGTATAAGAATGCGGTGTGCGAATTAAAACACGATACGCTTCTCTATCATTACCAAACCAATGGTCGGTTTTTTCACCGCTAATAATTTCTCCATTAAGAGAATTAGAGCGATATTGTTTACCTTGTAAAAGGTTTTCTATTGTGTAAAGGTTAGCCATTTTTGCTACCTACTTTCTTTTTTGTTATTTTCTTACTCTGTAAGTTTAGCAGAATTAGCAGACATTTACAACCTACTAGCCAGTAATCTCAAATAATAAGACGCTCAAACTGTGTGAGAAAAATCACATCGTACGTAAGTTATCCACAGGTTTATCCACAGGCTGTGGACGACACGCCAGGGGAGCCGGGTTTTTTGCAGAGTTTTTATTTCTGCAAAAATTTTTTATTAGTTAAATTTATCTAATAAAATTTGTTTAACAATTTCTAATTGCGCTTCGGTTAAATTAGTTAATTCAACTGCGTTTTCAAATTGCTTAGTTATATTTTCATTTTGCATTTTTATGTTTTACCTTTCTACTATATTTTTTTTTATTTGGAATTGGTGTTGCCGCATTACTACGGCGCAATTCTTGAATACGAATTATTTTATTTTTTATTTCGTTAAGCATTTTACTCCCAACAATTTGAGCAAGTGATTATGTCTTGCGTATCAAAATGAACGCTATAAATAGGTTCATCACATATGCGACAATTTAGTTTTATTGTAGAAAACATTTATTTACCTACCTTCCATGAAGACCAATAAGACATTAAGTCATTGTCCTCAATATAGTGAGAGTAGATATTGCTTTCGCAATTCTCACAGAAAGTATATTTCATATCCTGATGGATAGAGATAGCATTTTTATTAGGTGTATGCTTACACACTTTATTTTTTAGTGAATTCATTTTGAATTCCTTTCTTTAAGCGATAAACCTTGTGTTTATCTTTTTCCTTGACCTAGATTATTTGCTTACTTTTTTAGTAAGGCTCACTAGGATTTTTTTTATATTTAGTTATATGAACCAAGAGCGATTAACTCATCTAGTCTTAGACTTAACTCATCTTGACTTTCATCAAGATAGTTTTCTAATTCTAACTTTTTAACAAAATCTTTCATTTTGTCCTTTCTGTTAAATAACCTTTATTTAACTTTCTTTATACTAGAAGTATAACAGCGACCACTGACATTTACTCACCAGTAAGTAGTACAAAACGGACATTGTGTCTTGTGATGTAGGTCATGTGGATAACTTGAGCGTGAAATAGGTATGTGATCTACGTCATGTGGATAACCCTCTCAGACACACCCGACCGAGCCGGGCTGCATGTCCGATATGTCCGATATGTCGTGTGGTGCATATCACTAATTACATGCGTGTTATTAACGGCGTGTCGTGTTGACTTTTGGGCTTATCCCTGCTATAATTCCATTATAGAAAATTAAATATAGAATTATTTAGGGGCGTGAGCCTAGCAAGTAAATGTGAGACAAATCACAGTGAGCCTAGCAAATAACCCCCCTAAATTGTCAGACCCCCCTGCTAGAATTGCAGGTATAAAGAAAGTTATCTAACGAAAGGATAAACTAAAATGATAAAGAATAACCCTAACAATAACCTTATTGCGGATATTAGAAAAGCCCAACAGGCTCGCTATGATAGAGAGGATAAGTCCTTGCTTGACGCACTAAGTCAGGCTAACGCTTATCTATCTGCTCAATACAATTTAGATGAGGAGGTTAAGTAGTTATGGAACTATTTTTAGACTTAGATGGTTTTGGTTTATATGCCGAGAGCATTGCCTTAGCAGTAGAGATACCAACATGGTTGTTGGTTGGCACTATTGCGTTCATTTATTCAATTAAATTGATTAGGAGAGACAAGTGATACCAGTAAAACTAACAACAGTTAACGGCTCGGTGGCAGACATGCCATTTACAAGCAAAGAAAAAATACTAGAGTTTATTGATCAATACTCTAACGCATTACCAATTGGCACAGCAGTAAACATTGACGCACCGCTAGTTGGTATTCATTCAGGTTGGATACAAGGACGCAAAAGTGTCTGAGTATTCTGCTGAACAACTAAGACGCAAGGCGCACCTAGACAATGGTGGCAGCCTTGCAGACTATGATAGGGCGCACTACCCAGAGTAGTGTGCTCACTAATTTTTTATATTTTATTTTTTTTAAACATGTATCGTACATCTGATAAAAATATTCAGATTTTGTCAAAATGAAAATTTTTTCAGATTTCCAGGGTATAGGGTATAATCAATATATGTGCCAACACGTATATAGATACACAGGTTCTGGGCTATGCGGATATTGTGGTTTGTCAACTAACGATCCTGACTGGAACCAGGTAAATAAAAAATATTTCGAGTACAAGGAAAAAGTCGGGTATTTCTACAACACCAATACCTGGTGGTCAATATAGTATATAATAATCACATGGCTATACTAGATAACATAGATAATCCTTCATATCCAGAATCCTGGAGTAGACAAACCCCTAAAGGCTATGACCCACACTCTAATAACGAAAAAGTTATAAACAATGGTTTGGCATTAAAAGTTTTTGAAGAAGAGGTTTGTAATCATTGTTCTTGCAAAACCACGGTAGTTAATAATCTCCTGGAATCTCAAACCTCATTTGAAGAATAATCAATATGCAGGTATGTTTAAAGACTGCTACGTAGATCAAGAATGGGTTGGTTGTAGCGGAAGTTATGATCACTCAGATAGAGGTTTGTTAATTCTTGCAATTTTGGCAGGTATAACAATTATCGTTTCTCTGGTCAATAAACACTTTAAATAACAAACCTCATATAGAGCATATAGCCGCATAGAAGGTTTGACATATATTACACCATAGTGTATGTGTCATACATATTAGGTGGTGGAAGGTTTGTTATCTCTATTTTTCGGCTTCGTTAATTCCCGCCGAAATTTAAAATAAATAATGTTATAATTGGATTCATGACAACTCAAGACTGGGCAGGAATGATTTTAACTTTATTGTCCATACTTGCAATTGTTGGAATGGGCGTAAGATGGATTGTTAAAAAATACGTAGAAGATATTGTTTACGAAATGAAGCCCAATAATGGATCCTCGATGAAGGACCAAATTACAAGATTAGAAGAGAAGACTGAAAAAATTTTTGACTTAATGATCGAACATTTAAAAGATCATTCTAAGTAACTATATATAAAGATATCTTAAAAACCTATTTACAGTATATTCTTTTCTTTATATATTTTAAGTATACACCATAACTCCTGGATTTTTCGAACTTTATGCCAAACCTTTATAACGGTTCAATAACAATTTTTATATATCTGGTTTATAACGTTTTGTTACAAATATAATGTCTATTAATATATAATGTTATAATTTTAGTGCTGCCCCTAGGTTGCCCCCACCCCCCCCACTGCGCCTAGGGGTTAGCATATTTTATGGTATAATCAAATATTATGTGCGTATCTACAATTGAAAAATATGGCGCAACACCAGCCAACATACAGTGGACAGTAGTCCGTGGAGATAGTGCAACCCTAAAGGTAGAGTTTTTTGAAGATGACGAAACCACACCATACGACACCTCAGACTGGACATATAGCGCTACATCTTATGATTCCAATGGAGATGTTTTAGATGAACTTATTACTACCGATGGTAATGGGTATGTTGAAATTTTTGCTCCAGCAAACATTACTGAAAATTGGGGTGGTACTAAATACCGCTCAATTGTTGCCGAACTACAGTTTGATTTACAAGTAATAATTGAAGGCGGTAGCGGTGCAAACGCAGACACAGTATGGACTCCAGTAATTGGAACCATATGCGTGCTAGGTGATGTAACTCCAGGTCTATAATGCCAATAGTAAAAATATCAGCGAAAAAGGATAATCTTCCACCAATTATTAAAATTGGTAAAAAAGTATTTAAAGTAAAAAAATAATTCTACCAGAGTTAATTCTTAATGGTATAATAAGTTAGGAGGAATAATGGCATTTCCAGGATTTTATAACTTTTTGTATTACCGTGGTGACACATCTCAATTTGTAATTCGTCCAAAGACAGCAAATGGCGGGACTTTTGATTTAGCAGGTTATAGCGCTGCTTTTACAATTTCAACCGTAAGAGGTTCTGCTGGAGTACAGACCGTTGCCTCTGCAGTAGTGAATGCAACAACAGATATTGTTACATGTACAATAACACCAGCAGTTGGTAGAACTCTTGCTGCTGCTACTTATGTTTATGATGTTCAGATTACAGACGGAACACAAATTTATACACTTCTTACAGGAGAAGTATCAGTAGTAGATGACGTAACAGGTGCAGTATAATGCCTGATGTTTTATTAGACAACGATGACATTACAGTTCTTGGTCCCCCAGAAGTTGTAGAACTTTTAGTAGATATTGGACCAACAGGAACTCGTGGAAGTCAAGTTTTTGTTGGCGCAGGAAATCCAAATACAGAGGGAGTTGGTCAAACCCCACTTCTTAATGATCTATATATTAATACCTCTCCAGGTACAGATTATGGATATCTATATCAATACGTATCTCAACCTGGAGCAAATACCTGGATTGAGGTGCTAGAGTTAAATCCAACAATTTATTCAGTTAATCACACAACAACCTACACCAATGGAATTGCACAAATTGTGATTCCTATTTCAAATATTACCTCTTTAACATCACTAACTTCTAGTAACTTTAGTGTTCAATTTAGTATTGTAAATGATAATCCAATTGCAGCCTCTATGAGCATACCCGCTCTTGCTGGAAACAATCAAAATTTAGTTATAAACTTTAAAGCAGTTGAGCATAGAACAGATGTAGATTCTGGCCCATATGGAGATTGGGCGGTTTTAGAGGGGCAAGTAACAACACATTTATTTATAACAATTTTAGAAGATGAGGAGTCTTAGTCTATATCTTTATGATATAATTCTAATGAGGTGATATATGGCAGCAGAATCAATAGGTACGTTAATACCAACTAAAATTCCAGGATTATCAGATCCTGCCGACATACAGGCAGCATTTCGTTTATATCACTATGGAGACGAAAATTATAATTCGGCAAACTCTAATGCAGCAAACCTTGTAAGTCCATCTATTGCTTATACACTTAATAGTTTACAAACTCAAATAACTGCAATTGATCTTTCAACTGCACTATTAAAAACAGATTTTGCAGCAAAAGGTGACCTACTTTCTGCTTCAGCAAATGACACATTATCTATTTTATCTGTTGGAAGTAATGGAACCGTTTTAACAGCCAACTCTGCAACGGCATCAGGACTAGCCTGGACAACACCAGATGTTACACTTACTAATAGCGCAACACTAACCAATAAAACTTTAACTGCTCCAGTTATAAATCTTTCAATTAACCCACAAACAGTTGCTTATGAACTTGTTCTTGCCGATAATGGAAAAATGGTTGAGGTGTCAAGTGCTTCTGCAGTTACCTTGTCAATTCCAACAAACGCCAACCAAGCATTTGCAACAGGTGCACAAATTACAATTTTACAAACAGGCACGGGACAGGTAACTATTGCAGCAACTACTCCAGGAACTACAACTGTAGACGGAACTCCAGGATTAAAATTAAGAGCACAATGGTCATCTGCCGTATGTATTAAACGTGCTACTGACTCTTGGGTTGTTCTTGGAGACTTAGTTGCATAATGTCAAGACTAGGACCCGTATTATCTTCTGCTGGTCGTACACCAGGAACACCAACAATTGGAACTGCAACCGCTGGTAACGGTCAAGCGTCTGTAACATTTACAGTACCAACATATTTAGGTAAACCAGATTCTTCTTTAACTTATACAGTTGTTTCATCACCTAGTTCAATTTCACAAACTGGATCTAGTTCACCAATAGTAGTAACTGGATTATCAAATGGAACTGCATATACATTTACAGTAAAGTTAAATAATACTATTTTAGACTCTGATTTTTCATCACCTACTAGTTCAGTTACACCAGCAGCACCAGCACCTTCATTCCCACCATCATTTGGACCTTCATTCCCACCACCATTCCCACCGCCATTCCCAGCACCACCTCCATTCCCACCTCCATTCCCACCTCCATTCCCACCACCATTCCCACCACCATTCCCACCACCATTCCCACCACCTTCTCCACAACCATGTGCTATTGCTGGAGGCGGATGCTTGAATGTATTTGGAAATTGTTACTTTGACGGAGTATACACTAGCGGTTCATCTGATTATCAATGTGTCTGTACAAGTACAACGTTCCTATTCTGTTTGTAATAAAATAAAGGGGGAAAAATGTCAGAAAAAAATAAATGGCAACAATATAAAGAAAAATATGGAACTACGCCTTTTGACTTGTTAAATCCAAATACAAAGTCGGTTGATATTGAAATTAAAAATAAAAGGTTAGACATATGCATATCTTGCCCAGAATTAATACAATTAACAAAAACATGTAAAAAATGTGGCTGTTTTATGGAAATAAAAACAAGACTAGAGGCTTCAAAATGTCCGATTGGAAAATGGTAAAGCCTTTGCGTCATAAGTGCTATAATTAATATAACAGAAAAGAGAAAAAATGGCTATAGAAGATAGTGAAGTTCCAGCATTGCCAGATAACTTGTTTTATATTGCTTTAATAATTGACAATGAGGTTGTTCAGGTAATTACAGCAAGTGAAAAATTTTATGCAATGATGATGAGTAATCCTATAATTAAAGATGTTACTGGTCAAACTGCTATAGAAGGTGGAATTGTTCAAGCAGGAGTTATTTATAATTCAGAAACAGATACTTTTACACTACCAGAATAATTTAATAAAATATTAAATATTTTTATTATTTTTTATAACATTCCAAAATGCTGGACAGGTAAATCTTTTTCCTTCAGTTACCTCAGTAACACCATGTTGATAGTTAACATCTCCTGGAAAAAATACCGCATCTCCAGCATTTAATTTAAATTGTAATCCTTGTGTTGGAAAATAAATTTCTCCGCCAATATACTCATTATTAAGATAGAACAAGGAAGCAATGTCGTTTTCAGGATATAGGTTTGGGCTTCCATCAAGATTTTCTTTATCTGCATGTGGTGGTTGAAGATCACCCTGTCTCCATATAACAACGCTTGGCACATTATCTTTTAATTCAATACTAAAAAAATCTTCTATAATTTTTTTATGTTTTTTTTGATAAGTAGATAATATTTGTTCAATATCAGGAGCAATTTCTTTAAGGATTGAGTTATTGCAAACACGATTATCCCAATTGTCTCCAGGAATAGACATAAAGGTATTTAATTCTGAGCAAAATATTTTTATTTTTTTTATATCATCATGAGATATAAAATTATTAATAATTACTATATTTTCTTTAGAGTTGCCATAATATCCAGACGGGATTATAGATTTTTTATTGATCATCTATATATTTTACCATAGTAGCGTATAAAACTCTATATGGTGTATAATTAAAATAACGAAAAGGGGTCTGCTATGGAAGCAACAAATATTGAAATTTTAAATCCAGCAAATGGTGTTTTTATTTACAAAAATAGTTTAAATAAATCATTAAACTTGGTAGAAAGATTAGAAAGTGTAATCGATAATAATAAAGATAAAGATACATTTTTTAAGTGGTCTGAAGCACAAGTAGGCGACTATCAAACAATGAAAGATTACCGAGATTGTGTAGACTTTAAAGTTAGAAAATATGATATAACCAATAATCCATCTGTAGCCAATTCAGATTTAAAAAATATTTATGAAGATATCGATGTTAGGTTGCAATCATGCTTAAGCCATTATTGTTCTATGTATAACATTCAAATGAGATATCAAGAAGCAGTTAATTTTGTAAAGTATGGACCAGGGCACCATTTTGGAGTTCACTCAGATCATGGTTTTAGTTATATTTGTACAGTTTCAACAGTCATGTATTTAAATGATAACTTTGTTGGTGGTGGATTATTTTTCCCATACCTAAATTATACTTATCAACCAGAAGAAGGAGATATTGTTTTGTTTCCATCTACCTTTATTTATTCACATGCAGCGCTTCCAGTAGAAGAAGGATTAAAATATTCAGCAGTGACAATGTTTGATTATAATGATCGAGCACACGGAGCAAATGAAATTTTAAAAAATAGAACAACAGCATAAATGTATAATATTGAAGCATACGAAATTTTTCAGGGAGCAGCAAAGATAGAGCAACTTCCAGTAAAAAGAGAGTGGATGGATAAAACATTTGATGGTCATGCATATCGCTGTTTTCCATTATCCCTAACCAATCAAATGGGTTGGGGATTCTCATTTCCAAAAGATATAACCGTAATATGGGATGGAAACGACACAGAAGAAGGAAATCATATAAAGGTTTTAGAGGGACAAGAGTTTGTTGATACAAATAGAGGAACTGCAACCTTAATTTTTAATATTGGGTGGTTTTTTAAAACAGATCCAAATGTTAGTCTTTTGTTTTTTGGACCACCAAACCTAGTTATTGACGGAGCATCGCCACTAACTAATATTATTAGTACAAGTTTTTGGAATTCTCCAATACCAGTTTCTTGGAAAATTACAAAGCCAAATGTTTCAATAACCTTTAAGGCAAACGAACCTTTTATGGCAGTAATGCCAATATCTCTTTTTAACTTAAATGAATCTACAATGACTTTAAATAACAATCCATACGATATAAATGAATATCACAAAAATTTAACAAATTATGGAAATGTTATTTTAGAAAACAATAAAATTCCAAAATGGTCTGATTTTTATAGAAGTGCCACCGATCAATATGGTAATAAAATTGGAGAACATGAAGTTAAAAAAATTAAACTTTATACAAAAGACGAAAGGCATAGCAATGTCTAAAAATGGTATAGAATTTTATTATGATGTTTTAGAAAATCCAGAAATGCTAATAGAAGAAATAAATAAGTATGAATGGTCTAAGCCAGAAAATGTTAAAGTAGAAGATAGGTCTAACTCTGTTATATATTTTAACGATAAAGAAAAGTATGAAAAAATTTTTAATATTGTACAAAGCGGAATAGATAAATTTTTAGGACAATATAGGAATATGTATTATTTACCAGAATTAACATACTTTACAATAGAGGCATTAAAGTATGAGCCTAATCAAAAATATGTTATGCATTATGATGATGGATCTAAACATGTATCAAATAGGGTAACAAGTTGTGTTATTTATTTAAACGATAGTTATGAGGGCGGAGAAATAGAGTTTGTTAATTTTGGAATTAAAGAAAAACCAATAAAAAATTCAATGGTTTTATTTCCTTCTAACTACCCATATGCACACGTAGCACATAGTGTTATTTCAGGAACTAGATATGCCATTAATTTGTTTATGGAATATAAATAATGGAAATTATAGAAGACATTGCTAAAACAATGCAATCAAAAGGGTATTGTGAGAAATCATCTTACCAATGGTTGTGCTATGTTTTATATTCAATGATTGATGTATCAAATTTTGACAAAGCAAAAGAAATAGCAGAACAATATAAATTACCTAACTAAGGAGAAATATAATGAAAATAGGATCAACAAAAAATATAGTTATTAAAGAAAACTTTATTTCTAAAGAAGACTTAGACTTGATTTTATCTTCAATTGATGATTCAATTTCTTGGGGATCTAATTCAATGGCTGGCATACCAGACAAAGTTACAGAAAAACTTCATAAAGAAAAACCAGAGATTCATAAAATTTTATTAAATGCAATTAATAGGGTACAAAAAGAGATTGAGTTTCATTTTGGCAGACCACTTGAAACTAATTCTGCTGGAATAAGAAGATGGGATGTAGGAGAGTATCAACCATTACATGCAGATGGAGAAGATCCAGAGGGGCATCCAAATGAAGCATTTATAGTTGATTATGGGGCTGTTATATATTTAAATGATGACTATGAAGGTGGAGAAATATATTTTCCAGATCACAAACTAGAGTTTAAGCCCAAGGCTGGAACATTAGTTTTTTTCCCATCAAATACTATGTACATACATGGTGTGCGTGAAATAACTAAAGGCGTAAGATACACAACTCCGTCTTTTTGGATTCCTACTAAATATAATATATTTGAAAAAGAAATTAGAGCAAGTATTAAAAAACACGAATAGACTAAACCTATATTTACAATAAAATGTTTAATGTTTAAAATAAAAAACCCTCCAAGCCAAAAGCAAGGAGGGTATTTTAATTATTAGACTTTACAAGGATACTTGCTGTACCATTCTTGATACCGTGGTCCATTCACAGAACTCCATGCTGACCAATCTTTACCACCCTTAGTCATGTGAAATGTTATTTGTGAATTAGTAACTGGGTTAAATAATTCAACGTTAGAGTCAAGATCGAATTTTTCTCTACGATCAGGACCCAGTTTTCCTATCATATTTATTTGAAATACTCCATAAGAACTATCTCCAGTTTCTGAGTTGCCATTAAAAGCAAAAGGTCTTCCATTAGATTCAGCCTTTGCAATTGCACATGCTGTTCTTAATTTATCACCTTTAAACCCTATAGCCTTCAATAGGTCAACTAACTGGCTATCAGTTAATTTATGAGCATTTTCATATTTTTTTAATATACTCTCCTTAGAAACCAGAAAAGCCCCTGTAGGGGCTGGAACGGCTTCAACGGAGGGTTTAGTCAATAAATTATTATCTAAAGCATTAGCAGAATTGCTAAAAGGCGCAACCAAACCAACAATAGATAGTAACCCCAACCAAACCTTCTTTTCAATGTTTCTCATTAGTGTTACCTCCTTAGAAACAAAAACTACCTTTCGGTAGTATATTAATTATAACATGATTTAGGGATTAAAGTCAACTTTATCAATATACCCGCACATTTATTAAAAATATTGCTTTAGGAAGTGGTATAATAATAAGATTATGGCTACTGGTGCAACCGCAAATTATGATATTCCCTTTCCGCTTTCTAGCGATCCAGTAAACATTCATGAAGATTTGCAAGACTTAGCGGAACAAATTGAATTAATTCTTCCTGATCTTGTAAATCATACAATAGAGGTTAGAAATGTAAGTGGTGCAAGTATTGCAAAAGCAACACCAGTTTTTGTTACTGGATTTAATACAAAAACAACAATAGGAAAATGTGACTCTGATAACATTGCCACATTTCCAGTATTAGGACTAACAAGTTCTGCAATTGGAAATAATACAGATGGCGTTGTTACTATTTCTGGTGTAATCCTTGATGCAAATACAAATTCATTTACTGCTGGCAATGTTCTTTATGTAGCAGATGGTGGAGGATTAACAGCAACACAACCAGCAACTGGTTCTGGAGCGGTAGCAGTAGTAGCAAAATCTAATGCAACTACTGGAATATTGATTGTTGGTCAACCAAAGGGCAACGGAACATGGGGGGCATTAAAAAATGGACTTGCTTAATGGTATAATTAAATAATGGCTACATATAGAAACCCTGATGAAAGTTCAATTACAAATGTAACAACACCTTCAGTATATAACCTTGGCAATAAGCCACCATTAATTAACTGGACTGCTGTAATAGGAGATACTATATCTTTTAGAATTTACGTAGAAGATGATTTAGGAAATCCTTTAGATTATACAAATGATGAAAGTGGAGATATCACTGGTTGGGACATAAAAGGAGATTTTAGAAGGTATTCAGACGATGTCGGAGATGATTTATTATTTACAGTCTATCCTTATGCAACAGAGTTTGATGATCCAGGAGAATTTACAGTAACGGTATCTGCAGTACAATCAAAACAGTTAAGAACTGGAGATGTTTTTGATATTCAACTAACAGACAATGATCGTATTTGGACAGTATGTCAAGGCGAAATGATTATGCTTGGTGAAGTAACAGATCAGGATTCATAATGGCAACAACCTCGATTTCCCAAGGTATTGCTTTAGCGGTATTAGTTTCAGCAGCAACAATTTCTCCAACAATAGCAATTTCAGACATTAAGCCAGCATCAAATCCTGTTGCATTAGTCAATTATTCGAAGGTAGTTATATTAACAGAAATTCTTCCATTTAGACTAAGCATAACCAATATTGGCATTCAAGGCTATAGCCCAAACAATCCACCAGTAATTGGTGTTCAGATGATTGGTTTTTCTAACTATATTCTTTAACATAATGCTATAATAGACCTATGGCAAAGATATCAACCACCAATGTAAAAGCCCTGTTTCAAACAGGTGATAGACCAACGGAACAAAACTATATAGACTTAATTGATAGTACTTCTGCTAGGTCTACCGATCTTGGATCAGATGGTAATAACGAGTCAACAATTAATGGAATTGAAAACCCAACGGTTTTTGATAACTTTTTAGCAAGCGAGTTTAGATCAATGAAATATATGATCTCACTCAAATATGTGGTAGGTGGGGCTAACAAGTACTTTTCTACAGAACTTAGCATTCTGATTGACGGTACAGATGTTAACTTTACTCAGTATGCAACAATTGACAATGATGGGAATATTGGCACCATCTCTGTTTCAAGGGCTGGAGACACAGTTTCACTAACTGTTGTTCCAGTAGGGGGAATTACACCTATAACCCTACGCTACATGCGTATGGGATTAAAGGCCTAACCAAGGAGATATAAGATGGCAACCGTAACAAAAGATTTTAGAGTAAAAGCGGGACTAGTAGTTGAAGGATCAACTGCAACTGTAAACAACCACGATATATTAACAGAAGCATTAGTAGACGCAAAAGGTGATTTACTAGTTGCATCTGGTGCAGATGCAGTAACTCGTCTAGCAGTTGGAACAAATAACTATGTGCTTACAGCAGACGATCAAGCAACAAATGGAATTGCCTGGAAAGAAACACAACCAGTTGGAGTATTTCAAGCAAGCGTTTCATTTGAAGGTGCAACTGCAAATGACTTTGAAACTACCCTTCAAGTAACCGATCCAACTGAAGATAGAACAATTACACTTCCAAATGCAACTGGAACGGTAGTTCTTAAAGACACAACTGATACACTTACAAACAAATCGGTTTCACTAACTACAAACACAATTACAGGAACTATTGCAGAGTTTAATACAGCACTAACAGATCAAGACTTTGCAACTCTTGCAGGAACTGAAACACTTACAAATAAGACTCTTACAAGCCCAGTGGTTTCAGGACTTGCACTTTCAGATTCAAGCATTGTTTTTGAAGGTTCATCAGCAGATGCTAACGAGACAACTCTTACAGTAACAAACCCTACAGCAGACCGTACAATTACTCTTCCAGACGTAACTGGAACTGTTGTAACAACTGGAGATACAGGTTCTGTAACAAACACAATGCTTGCAGGATCAATTGCAAACGATAAACTATCAAACTCAGCAATTACTATTAACGGTACATCAACATCTCTTGGTGGTTCACGTACTCTTGGATCTGACGATATTGCAGAAGGTTCAACAAACAAATACTTCACAGACGAAAGAGCACAAGATGCAATTGGAACTGTTGTAGGAAATGGTCTTGACTATGATGATTCAACAGGCGCAATTTCTGTAGACCCTTCAGAGTTTGCACTAAGCGCTGTTGGAGCACCAACTGGCAACGTCAGTATGGCAACTTACAAGATTACAGGTCTTGGTACACCAACTGATTCATCAGATGCAGCAACAAAAGGTTATGTTGATACAGCAGTTGTAGGTATTGACTGGAAACCATCAGTACGTGCAGCAACAACTGCAAACGTTAACCTTTTCAGTGATCTTAACAATGGAGATGTTATTGACGGAGTAACTCTTGTTGTTAATGAGCGTATTCTTGTTAAGAATCAATCAACTGCTTCAGAAAACGGTATTTATATAGTTCGACCATTTGGTAATCCAGATCGTGCACAAGATTGTGATGAAGGTGCTGAACTTACTTCAAATTTTGCGGTATTCGTAGAAGAAGGAACTGTAAACGCTGATCAAGGTTATGTATTAACTAACGATGGTGCAATTACAGTTGGAACTACAGCACTTACCTTTACTCAGTTTACTGGTCTTGGACAAATTGTTGCGGGTACAGGATTAGACAAGACTGGAAACACTCTTGATATTGATTCAACTGTAGTAACATTAACAGATACACAAACCCTTACAAATAAAACTCTCACATCGCCAACACTAACTACTCCAGCACTTGGAACTCCAGCATCAGGAACTTTAACAAATGCAACTGGCTTACCGATTAGTGGATTAGTTGCTTCAACTTCCACCGCTTTAGGTGTAGGAACTGTTGAGTTAGGCCATGCTACAGACACAACAATTTCAAGAGTTTCAGCAGGTGTTATTGCTGTTGAAGGTGTTAATGTTGTCACTACCTCTTCAACGGACACTTTAACAAACAAAACTCTAACATCACCAACAATTTCAGGACTTACCCTTTCAGACGGAAGTATCGTTCTTGAAGGTGCTACAGCAAACGACCATGAAACAACTATTACAGTAACTGATCCAACTGCAGACAGAACAATTACTCTTCCAGATGCTACAGGTACTGTTGCTCTTACAAACAACAAATTGGACGTTTTTGCAGCAACCACTTCAACAGAACTAGCATCAGTAATCTCTGACGAAACAGGGTCTGGCGCTCTAGTATTTGGCACCTCTCCAACACTTACAACTCCAAACATTGGTGCAGCAACTGCAACATCGCTTACACTGACAGATGCATTAATTGGAACTGCTACACAAGCACTTACAAGTGGAACTGCAACCGTAGTTGACTCTTGGTCAGCAACCACATACTCAAGTGCTAAATATTTAGTACAAATGAAAAAGGGTACAGAAATTCAAACCATAGAAATCCTTGTTAACGTAGACGGAGGCAACAACGTTGCTCTTACAGAATACGCAGATGTAATCAATGCAGCAGCATCTTTAGGAACAACTAATGCAGATTACTCAGGCGGAAATGTTAGACTACTTGTAACGGCATCAGACGAGACAACAGTAAAGGTGCATAAGACGCTTATAGAAGCCTAATATGTATCTGAGGGGATAGGGAACTTCAGTGACTACAACAAATAAAGATTTTAGGGTCAAGAATGGTTTGATCGTAGAAGGAAACTCTGCTACGGTCAATGGTAATCAAGTTATTACCACATCGGATACACAAACTCTTACAAATAAAACTTTAACTACCCCAAAAATTAACGAGAACGTTGATCTTACAGCAACTTCTACAGAATTAAATTATGTAGATGGTGTAACTTCAGCAATTCAAACTCAGATAGATGCTAAAGCCCCACTTGCTTCCCCCACTTTTACTGGCACAGTAACAATTCCAGCAGGTTCAGCAATTACTGGTGTTCCTTATCTTGCTACCGCCAATACTTTTACTGGTGGAGTGCAACAGATTACTACTGCTAATGCTGAAACTATTGGTTTAATTGTAAAGGGCACCGAATCTCAAACCGCTAACCTGCAAGAATGGCACAATTTTGATGGAACGGTAAGGGCAAGCCTAAGAAATACTGGCGCACTAAATCTTGGAACCTTAATAACAGGAACACAATTATCAGTAATTCCTATAAATAATACTACTACTGGAATAGTTGTGAGAGGCGCAACGTCACAATCAAACGACCTTCAACAATGGCAGAATAATGCTGGTACAACGTTGGCATCAATCCAGGCAAGTGGTAATTTACGTATTTCAGGTTCAATGGGATATGTAGGTGGCGGAGGAAGCCAACTAGTATTTCAATCAGGAAATAATTCTGCCTATTTTGCTGTCACATCAACAGCAGGAAGTTATCCATCTTTACAAGTAATAGGTATTTCAACTCAAACTTCAGACCTACAACAATGGAGGGGTAGTGCTGGAACTGTTCTTTCAGGAATTAATTCTGCTGGACAAATATACGCAGGGACTACCACAAGCATCAATGGTTCAACTACTACGGCAATCACATCGGCTGCATATACATCTGCGACAGTTGCAGTCTTTACCTATGGTGGCACATCACTTGTGCAAGCAGGTCAGCGAGTTACAGTGGCATCAGTAAGTGGTGGCACTTACAATGGAACTTGGACAGTCACAGCAGTTACATCAACAACCTTTACGGTTCTTGGTTCAGGATTTACAGATGTAGCAGGTACAGGTGGAACATTTACTTTGTCTGCCGTTGGAAGTTTTGTTGCTGGTACGGCAGCAATTACTCCGATAGTTGTTCGTGGTGCAACCTCCCAAACCGCCAACCTTCAACAATGGCAGGATAGTGCTGGTACACTATTGGCAAGAATTCAATCAGATGGCGCATTTGTTTCAGATTTTATTACAGGTGTATCTTTTGTAACATCAACTGGAAAAATGCGTACTGGTGGTACTACTAACTACGGCGCACAAATGGAAGTTACCACAACTGCTACAACAAATATTGGACAAGTTATTAGAGGCATAGCATCACAAACCGCTAACCTGCAAGAATGGCAAAACTCAAGCGGAACAATCCTTGCTAATGTATCTTCATCTGGAGAATTTACAGTTCCTTCTTTGACGGTATCTGGAAACTTTACCGTAAACGGTACAACTACAAATATTAACTCAACTAACCTAGTTGTTGAAGATAAAAATATTATTCTTGGAGATGTAGAAACTCCAACAGACATAACTGCCGATGGCGGAGGTATTACACTTAAAGGCACAACCGATAAAACCTTTAACTGGGTTGACTCTACAGATTCTTGGACTTCATCGGAACACATAAATCTTGCTTCTGGTAAGTCATACTCTATGAATGGAACTGCTCTTAAAGATGTATCTGAAACCCTTACAAATAAAACTTTAACAAGTCCAACAATTGATACACCACTCCTTACTCTATCTACTACATCTTCTACAACAGATGGCAGAATTGCTTGGGATTCTACTAATGACAAAATTCTTGTTGGGGGCACTCTTAATTCGGTGTCACAAGCAGTTGAGTTTGCTTCTTCTACTTTAACTATTTCAACACCTACATTTACAACAAATGCATACACAGTAGTTCTAGCAGATAAAGATAAATGGCTTGAGTTAAGTAATGGAGCAACTGCGGGTACACTAAATATACCAACAGATGCTACTGCAAATTTTGCAATAGGATCACAAATAAATATTTTACAAACTGGAGCAGGACAAATAACAATTGCAGCGGTAACTCCAGCAACTACAACAGTAAATGGAAGTCCTGGTTTAAAACTAAGAGGACAATGGTCTGTCGCCACAATTGTTAAAAGAGCAGCAAATACTTGGGTGGCTGTAGGGGATTTAAGCGCATAATGCCAATCTTAGGAATTACTGCTAGCGCTGTATTTGTATCAACATTCAACTTTTTAAAAAAACTTTTTATTACTGGAACTGATGGAACATTAAGATCATCTACTGGAGATTTAACAACTTTTGATATTAATATACCGTCAAATAATGGCACATTCTGGACCACACAAACCTCAAACTTTGGAAACACACAGATAAGAGCAGTAGCCTATGGAAATAACCTTTGGGTAGCAGGTGGGCAATCTGGCACACTTCGCACCTCAACCGATACCATAACCTGGACCACTCGTACCTCCAACTTTGGAAATACGGATATACGATTAGTAGCCTACGGCAACAGCCTATGGATAGCAGGCGGCTATACAGGCCAATTGCGCACCTCAACAGATGGCACAACTTGGACCACTCAAACCTCAAACTTTGGTAATACAAATATATTTTCAGTAGCCTACGGCAACAGCCTTTGGGTAGCAGGTGGGCAATATGGCCAATTGCGCACCTCAACAGATGGCACAACTTGGACCACTCAAACCTCAAACTTTGGAACTTCAGCAATACGCTCAATAGCCTACGGCAACAGTCTTTGGATAGCAGGTGGAAATACAGGCACCTTACGCACCTCAACAGATGCCATAACCTGGACTACCCAAACCTCCAACTTTGGTGGTACATCTATAGGCTCAATAGCCTACGGCAATAACCTTTGGATAGCAGGTGGAAATTCAGGACAACTACGCACATCAACAGATGGCACAACCTGGACTACCAGAACCTCAAACCTTGGTAATACAAGTATATTCTCAGTAGCCTACGGCAACAGTCTTTGGGTAGCAGGTGGGCAATATGGCCAATTGCGCACCTCAACAGATACCATAACCTGGACCACCCAAACCTCTAACTTTGGAACTTCAGATATATACTCAGTAGCCTATGGCAACAGCCTCTGGGTAGCAGGTGGAAATCAAGGACAAATCCGCACTTCAGCAGATGATTCTTTAAACGATATTTCATATAATCCTACTTTAAATAATTATATTGTCGGCGGGAACAATAATAGACTCTTATTTTCTACCGACTCCATATCATGGACAACAATAGATGCTGGATTTGGATCAAGTAATATAAATAATGTGCAAATTGCTGAAAATAATAATGCAATATCTAGTTGGAATACACAAACCTCTAACTTTGGAAGCACAACAATACGCTCAGTAGCCTACGGCAACAGCCTATGGATAGCAGGTGGAGATACTGGACAAATACAAATTTCAACAGATGGCACAACCTGGGATACCCGCACCTCCAACTTTGGAAGTACACGTATATACTCAATAGCCTACGGCAATAACCTTTGGATAGCAGGTGGTAATGCAGGAACACTACGCACCTCAACAGATGGCACAACCTGGACCACTCGTACCTCCAACTTTGGAACCTCTTTTATACACTCAATAGCCTATGGAAACAGCCTCTGGGTAGCAGGTGGAAATAGAGGACAACTACGAACATCAACAGACGGCACCACCTGGACTACCCAAACTTCAAACTTTGGTAATACGGATATACTAAGGTTAAACTACGGAAACAATCTTTGGATAGCAGGCGGCTATACAGGAACACTTCGTACCTCAACAGATGCCATAACCTGGACTACCCGTACCTCAAACTTTGGAAGTACAGCCATAAGAGCAATATCCTATGGCAACAACCTATGGACAATAGGTGGGGATACAGGCCAGTTACGTACCTCAACGGATGGTACGACCTGGACCACACGCACCTCTAACTTTGGTAATACACAGATAAACTCAGTAGACTACGGAAACAATCTTTGGATAGCAGGTGGAAATACAGGCCAACTCCGCACCTCAACAGATGCAATAACTTGGACTACGCAAACCTCCAACTTTGGAACTTCAAGTATAACATCAGTAGCCTATGGAAACGGCCTTTGGGTAGCAGGTGGAGAGTCAGGCCAACTCCGTACCTCAATCTTATTATATAATCCAAATATATCAACAGTAGCATCTTCAACAGGAACAAATACAAGAGTGTCTACTGATAGAATATCATGGACTACTATTAGTATTTTAAATGCTATTGCTTCTGTAGATACCAACGTAAAATCAAGCGGCATAGCAACAACAGAACGCTATAAAGCAATATCAAATATAAATGGATCTCTTTTATATTCTGATAGAAATACAGATCAATATAATCAATATAGAAGTTTGTATCAGGCAGGAATTTTTTGGACCACCCGCACCTCTAACTTTGGAAACTTTTTTATAACATCAGTAGCCTACGGCAATAACCTGTGGGTAGTAGGTGGTAGTTCAGGCACACTCCGTACCTCAACAGATGCCATAACCTGGACCACTCGTACCTCAAACTTTGGAACCTCTTTTATACAATCAGTAGCCTACGCCAACAGCCTATGGATAGCAGGTGGTAATACAGGACAACTCCGCACCTCAACAGATGCCATAACCTGGACCACCCGCACCTCTAACTTTGGTAATACAGAGATACAATCAATAGCCTACGGCAACAGCCTTTGGGTAGCAGGCGGCTATACAGGACAAATCCGCACCTCAACCGATGGCACAACTTGGACCACCCAAACCTCCAACTTTGGAACCTCAAATATATATGCAATAGCCTACGGCAATAACCTGTGGGTAGCAGGTGGTACTGGAAGCCAAATACGTACCTCAACAGATGCCATAACCTGGGCCACCCGCACCTCCAACTTTGGAACAACTATATTCTCAGTAGCCTATGGCAACAACCTTTGGGTAGCAGGTGGAGTATATGGCCGAATTCGTACCTCAACAGATGCCATAACCTGGGCCACACGCACCTCCAACTTTGGAACTACACGCATAGAGTCAATAGCCTACGCCAACAGCCTATGGATAGCAGTTGGCTACACAGGCACACTCCGTACCTCAACAGATGGCACAACCTGGGATACCCAAACCTCTAACTTTGGAAATACACGTATACAATCAGTAGCCTACGGCAACAGCCTTTGGGTAGCAGGCGGTAGTGCAGGCCAAGTCCGCACCTCAACCGTAACACCATTATTCAACAATATAAAGTCAATATCTGCATTTGGAAATACAGCATTTGGATTAATAGCAGATAATAATTTTGTTACTAGTAATAATTTAATTTCATATACCATTCAAAATTTGCAATGGACTACTCAAACTTCAAATATTTCTGGAAACCTTGCTATAAGAGACATAGCCTACGGCAATAACCTGTGGGTAGCAAGTGGAATCTTTAGCACACTACGCACCTCAACAGATGCAATAACATGGACTACCCAAACCTCTAACTTTTCTGCTGTTGACAGTATATTTGCATTAGCCCATAACAACAACCTTTGGGTAATAGGAGGGGCTAATGGCCAACTACGCACCTCAACAGATGCAATAACATGGACTACCAGAACCTCAAACTTTGGTGCTTCACTTATAAACGAAATAGCCTACGGAAATAACCTCTGGGTAGCAGTTGGTGGTTCAGGACAACTCCGTACCTCAACAGATACAATAACATGGACCACCCAAACCTCAAACTTTGGAACTTCAGGTATACGCACAGCAGTCTATAGTAATAGCCTTTGGATAGCAGGTGGATATTCAGGACAACTCCGCACCTCAACAGACGCTATAACGTGGACCACCCAAACCTCAAACTTTGGTGCTTCACTTATAAACAAAATAATCTACGGCAACAACCTCTGGGTAGCAGGTGGTGAGGCAGGCAATCTCCGCACCTCAACTGATGCAATAACTTGGACCACCCGCACCTCTAACTTTGGTGCTACAACTATAAACTCAGTAGCCTACGCTAACAACCTTTGGGCAATAGTTGGAGATGCAGGCCAGTTACGTACCTCAATAGATGCCATAACCTGGACTACCCAAACCTCTAACTTTGGAAGTACCGTTATAAACTCAGTAGCCTACGGCAACAACCTATGGGCAATAGGTGGTGAGGCAGGACAACTACGAATTTCCTACACCCCATCAATATCACCAATTATTACATCAATAAACACAGATATATTAGCATCAGATCAAGGAATATTTTATACATTTAATACATCAAATTCTACATATGCCTCAACTAGAACAGGAGTTTTGGGTTGGGTAGAAAAAGTAAATTCTTATAATAACACTTATTCAATATATGTAGATGGAAAAACACCAAATAGATGGGTAACACAAACCTCCAACTTTGGCAATACTTTTATAACATCAGTAGCCTACGGCAATAACCTGTGGGTAGCAGGTGGTGGTTCAGGACAAGTCCGTACATCAACAAACGGAACAACCTGGACCACACGCACCTCTAACTTTGGTAATACACAGATAAACTCAGTAGACTACGGAAACAATCTTTGGATAGCAGGTGGAAATACAGGCCAGTTACGTACCTCAACGGATGGAACAACCTGGACCACACGCACCTCTAACTTTGGAAATACACAAATACAAAGAGTAGCCTACGGCAACAGCCTTTGGGTAGCAACTGGCTATACAGGACAACTCCGTACCTCAACAGACGGCACTACCTGGACTACCCAAACCTCTAACTTTGGAAATACCACTATATGGTCAGCAGCCTACGGCAACAGCCTTTGGATAGCAGGTGGGGATGGAGGCCAATTGCGCACCTCAACCGATGCCATAACCTGGACTACACGCACCTCTAACTTTGGAACTACACGTATAATATCAGTAGCCTACGGAAATAACCTCTGGATAGCAGGTGGAATTTCAGGCACACTCCGTACCTCAACAGATGGCACAACCTGGACCACACAAACTTCAAACTTTGGAAGTGGAACTATACGATCAATAGCCTACGGAAACAGTATTTGGGTAGCAGGTGGCAATTTTGGAGCCCTAAGAACTTCAACCGATGGAGTAACCTGGACTACCAAAACCTTAAACTTTGTAAATGATATATTTTCAGTAGCCTATGGCAACAACCTATGGACAGCAATTTCAGGATCAGGAGACATAAATACCTCAACAGTAAATGAAAACCTAGGCATATATGTATCAACTGATGGTGCTACATGGACTACTCAAGCATTGACATTACCAATATCTAATTATAATTTAACTGATATTGAACTTGCATAATTTGAAAAAAAATATCTCTCTGCTATAATAGATATTACGGGGGTAATATGAAAAATTTTTATTTTATGGCAGGTCTTCCAAGATCTGGTAGTACTCTAATATCATCTATATTAAATCAAAATCCTGATATTTATTCATCAGCAAATTCACCTATGTGTGGAATGATATTTAATTTAGAACGTAGTATTTTGGCATCAGAACAATACTCTGCATATCCCAAACCTGTAGTAATGCCAAATACAATTATGGGGGTATTAGAAGGATACTACTCTGATACAAATAAACCTATCATTATTGATAAATCAAGAGAATGGTCAATGCCTGAACATTTCGGGGTATTGCAAAGAAATCTTGGATATGAACCAAAAATAATACTACCAATAAGAGGAATAACAGATATCCTTGCATCATTTATAAGTCTAGTTAAGAAAAATCCAAATAAAAATAATTTTATTGATTCTGAAATACAGACAAGACAGGAATTTAATTTTTACCGTCCAGCAGATGATATTAGGTGTGATAGTTTAATGAGACCAAAAGGCATTATTGATAACTGCTTATATGGTATAGCATTTGCAATGCATCCAGACAACAGAAAGTATTTCCATTTTGTAGAATACGATGATTTAATAGCAAATCCAGAAGAAGAAATTAACAAGATTTATGATTTTTACGGTATTGAAAGATTTACCCATGATTATTCAAATATAGCAAACAACATTAAAGAAGATGATAATGTCTATGGACTTATAGGACAACATGATGTAAGATCTTCTATATCCCGTCGAAATATAAATAAACAAGAACTATTATCTGAATATGTAATAAATAAATATTCTGGTCAAGAATTTTGGAGAAACTAATGAATCCACATGTAAATATTCTTATCGCTACTCCTGGTAGAAATATGGAAGCAGAATATGTAAAAAGTCTAATACAAACTATTTCATATCTAAATCAAGTAGGTATTTCATATATGTTCTTAAATGAATATTCATCTATGGTTAGTACCGCTAGAGAAGCAACAGCAATGGGGGATCAATATCTCGATCCTTTTAATAATAGCCCAGTTCGTGGACAAGTAACATATGATAAAATTTTTTGGATTGATTCTGATATTGGATGGGAAATAACAGACTTTATGAAAATATATGAATCTGATAAAGATATTGTTTCTGGTTTATATTTTAATGAAAAAATGGTACCAATGTTTTCTGTAGCAGTAGAAGATGCAGCAACAGAAATTGATAAAATTTTAAAAAGCAATAAGGAAGAAGAAATTTTTGCTGCAGGATTTGGTTTTATAGCAATGAAACAAGGCGTATTTGAAAATATAAAAAGACCATGGTTTGAGTCAGTATTTGAAAAAATGACTTCAGAAGATGGGGAAAAAGAAATTTTTATTCCTTACGGAGAAGATTTTTCTTGGTGCAAAAAAGCACAGAAAGCAGGATTTAAGATATACTTAGATCCTACAGTAAGTTTGTCGCATTATAAAAAAGTAAAGGTAAGGTTAGATAACTATGGCAAATAAGCCACATTTTAATGTAGTAATCGCTACTCCAGGAAATGGATTTACTCCTGGATATATGAGAAGTATTCTTAAAACAACATACATACTAAATGAAGAAGGCTTATCTTGGAACTTTTTAAATCAAGGTGGATCTTTAGTTGCAATGGCCCGTGAGTGTACAATTGGTGGCTGGGATACAAATAATATAAATATGACAGAGCCATGTAGTGGTGAATGGACTTACGACAAAATTATTTGGATTGATTCAGATATTGAGTGGGAGCCATCAGACTTTTTTGCATTATATAATTCTGAAAAAGATATTATTTCTGGATGCTATTTAATGGAAGATCGCCACGTTCCTATTTATAATCAGCCTAGAGGCGGAATGATGCCAGAACAAATGCTCCTTGATAAGAATGAGCCATTCAAAGTTGCTGGGGCTGGATTTGGGTTCCTAGCCGTTAAACAAGGAGTATTTGAAAAAATGCCAAGACCTTGGTTTGGCCCAGTAGCAATACCCAATACAGATGAAAACAAAGACACAAATCCTGAGTTTATACTTATTGGTGAAGATCTTTCTTGGTGCACAAAAGCCATTAATTCTGGTTTTGAAATTTGGGCGGATCCCAAAGTTAGAGTAACTCATCAAAAAACATTTAAACTTCATTGGATGGATGTTTTACAAAAAAATTATCCACAGGAAAATAAATAATGAAATTACAATTTGAAGCATTTGATAAAGAAACAGAACTTTTGTTTGAAAGTCCAAAGCCAGCAGTTCAGTCTCTTCCACAATGGTATAAAGATATGCCAACAAGAATGGATGAAGAAAAATTAGACGGTTTATCAAAAGATGGGGTTGCAGTTAGTAACTTAACATTAAAGGGATGCTCTCCTTTTCTTGACGCTTTAAGTACAGGCTACATGTTTGAATTACCATTTGATATGGAGTTTAGAAAAAATGATAAAGGAATGATTAATGTTCGTTGGGCAACAAATATTAATCTTATAGGACAACACGGACCAGATCAAGCACCAGGATTACCAGGACCATTTGGTGGCTCTTCAAGTCTTCTTAAGTGGAGACCAGGATGGAGAGTTATTACTCCAAAAGGCTATAGTTGTCTGTTTACGCACCCAACAAACAGGCACGATCTTCCATTTAGAACATTTTCTGGTGTTGTGGATACTGATATGTATAAACTTGGTGTTGAGTTTCCATTTCAACTATTGGATTCCATAATTGACAAAAATGTTTTTATTCTTGAAAAGGGAACTCCTATCTGTCAGGTTATTCCATTTAAGAGAGAAGACTGGAAAAGCGATGTTGTAGAATTTGATGAAGAAGAAAATCGTAAAAATGGTTTCTTATTAAAATCAAAAATAGTTCGTTCATATAAACAACAGTTTTGGCAGAAAAAAACTTACAATTAGGAGATAGCATGGATTGGTTGCAGCAGGTTCCACAAAACGATATTGGGGTGGTAGAAGAATCTTTGCCCCCAATGGGCGGTACAGAAATATTAAAATCTGGACTATATAAATATACTAATATAGCACAGCATAAAGATATTAACCTTTTGCTATCTAATCCATATTTTAAAAATGTAAAATATACAAAAAAGAATTTGCTATGGCAGCATTTGGCTCATAGTGATGAATCGTTAAGATCAGGATATACAGATCCCTTATTTATGAATGCCATAAATTCATTTGTATATATTTCTCACTGGCAACATGAAAAGTATCGCTGGATATTTAAAATCCCTCTTGAAAATGCATATGTAATTAAAAATGCTATTGACCCAATAGAGTTTAAACCTAAGACAAAAGATGGCAAGATAAAGTTAATTTATACTTCTGCCCCATTTCGTGGATTAGACATGCTTTTGCCAGCATTTGAAATGCTAAATAGAGATGATGTTGAACTTGATATTTATTCATCAGCAAAGATGTATGGAACTGGATATGAGGCTCATACAAACGGGGTATACGAAGAACATTTTGAAATAGCCCGTAATATGAAAAACGTTAATTATATGGGATACGCTACAAATGATGTAATTAAAAAAGCCTTACAAGAATCTCATATATTTGCATACCCAAGTACGTTTGAAGAAACATGTTGTTTGGCTATGGTTGAGGCTGGTGCTGCGGGATGTCGTATGGTTACAACTAATCTTGGTGCATTATATGAAACTGGATCAGAATATGCAAGGCTTATGCCAATGCAAGCGGTACCAGAAACATTTATTCCAGCATATGCAAAAACACTAAATGAAGAGATTGACAATTATTGGTCTATAGAAACACAAAGTAAATTACAAAAACAATCAGATTTTTATAATGAAAATTACTCTTGGGATTTAAGGTCTAAAGAGTGGAATAGATTGTTTGAAAAAATTAGTTCCACTTAGCATTATATTTTACTTGATCAGAAGCAACAATGCTATCAAAAGATTCGGTAGAACTAGAATCAATTAAATAATCTCCCCATAAATATTCTGAACGAGAATATCCTAATACAGGCTCTGCTCTACGATAAAAATCATTATCACCAAACCATATTTGAAATTGCTCATCAGCACGTAGGCTAGAAGATGATGAAACTAACAACATAGCCCCATCAGAGATATTTATAACCTCTGATTCACCCTTAGAAAATTCATCATATGCTTCTTTAATTACAAATGGATCAAATTCAAAAACACCATTTGTTAAGATTACTGAGTCTGCCCCATTTGCAAAAGCATACTCTAGTCCAGTATTCCAATAACGATATATGCCTATATCATTAAAATCTTCCAAATGAACTACGCCTTCATACTCGCCGTACCCGTCTACTTTGTTTACAAAAATAATTTTATTTGAAAAATCATGTGACACTTGACCAGCATATGGATGAGCCACATCTTCTTTTTCACTTGCTTGTGTTTCAGGGTTAAAAACAGTTTTTTCATATGTTTCTGGGGCGGTATAGCCGCCAGATAGTCTATCAACATATGATGTTAAATCAATATCGTTAGAAATAACTGGAACTACTATCCAAACATTATTCATAGGCACCTCCGCTGTGGTAAACTTTCTATAATTATACCATAAAAACAAGCATTATAAATAACATATAGACTTTAAAAAAACAAAAGCACTAACCCTCAACAAAAGATTTACATATTTTTTTAAGCGTGTTTTTCTTTTTAAATTTGTGATATACTTAAGACCACTTCGTAAAATAAGAAGTACTCACTCAATTTTGCTATGAAAGGTAAATAATAAATGTCAGAAAGCGTATTCTCATTTCGTCTATCAGAGGACTTTGTAACAAAGTACTCATTAACTCCTGCACCCTTTGGATTCTCAGACGCAGGCTCTAATTCATTAGGAGAAATTACGTTTATACGCACATACTCTCGTATGAAAGAAGACGGAACAAAAGAAAGATGGCATGAGGTTTGTAAGCGGGTAATTGAAGGAATGTACTCAGTACAAAAAAACCACGCTAAAGATAATCGTCTACCGTGGAACGATAACAAGAGTCAAAAATCTGCTCAAGAAGCATATGACCGTATGTTTAATTTAAAATGGACTCCGCCAGGTAGAGGTCTTTGGGCATTTGGAACTCCTATGACTATGGAAAAGCGCAACTCTGCTTCTCTACAAAACTGTGCAATGGTGTCTACTCGTGATATTGATCGTAATGATCCAGGAGCATTGTTTGCTTGGGTTATGGATGCTTTAATGTTAGGTATAGGTGTAGGTTTTGATACCGTCGGTCAAGACAAAGAAATCACTATTAATGCTCCTACAGAGCCAGAAAATGTATGGGAAATTCCAGATACTCGTGAAGGTTGGGTAGACTCTGTAAGAATGTTATTAAACTCATACCTACGTCCTAATCAGGCTATACAAAAGTTTAACTACGACCTTATCCGTCCTCTAGGTGCCCCTATAAAAGGCTTTGGAGGGGTTGCTAGCGGTCCAGCACCACTCATTGCACTACATAACAAGATAGACGCAGTAATCGGCGGTAGAGCAGGAGAAAAACTTGATTCTCGTGCAATTGTAGATATTGTTAACCTTATTGGTACATGTGTTGTTTCTGGAAATGTTCGTCGTTCTGCTACCTTGGCTTTAGGATTACCAGAAGACAAAGATTTTATTAATTTAAAAAATGCAGAGGTTTTTCCAGACAGAAACTCATTTGATTCAGAAAATCCAGGATGGGCATGGATGTCTAATAATTCTATTGCTGCAGAGGTTGGAACAAAATATGAAGACTATGTTAATTTAATTGCAGACAATGGTGAGCCAGGATTTATTTGGCTAGACGTTGCTAGAGATTATGGAAGACTAGCAGATCCTGCAGACTATAAAGATTCTCGTGTTATGGGATTTAATCCTTGCGCTGAACAACCATTAGAAAGTTATGAGTTATGCACACTTGTAGAAGTTCATTTAAACCGTCATGAAGACAAAGAAGATTTTCTTCGTACACTAAAGTTTGCATATCTATATGGTAAGACCGTTACACTTATGCCAACACATTGGCAAACCACAAATGGAATTATGCAACGTAATCGTCGTATTGGAACATCTCTAACTGGTATTGCATCATTTGCAGACACAAAAGGTATGCCAGTAATTCGTGAGTGGATGGACGAAGGGTATAAAAAGATTCGTGCATACGATCACTCATACTCAGAATGGCTATGTGTACGTGAGTCAATTCGTGTAACTACCGTCAAACCTTCAGGATCTGTTTCCCTATTATCTGGTGCAACACCAGGAGTTCATTGGGGTCCAGGAGGAGAATTCTATCTTCGTGCTATAAGGTTTGGCAATACAGATCCAATGGTGCATTTATTTAAAGCGGCAGGGTATAAAATTGAAGATGACGTAGTATCTGCAAACACTTCAGTAGTATATTTCCCAGTAGCATCTGGACATCCTCGTTCTGAAAAAGATGTAAGTCTTTTTGAAAAGATTGGTTTGGCTGCTACCGCTCAAAAGTATTGGTCTGACAATGGAGTATCTGTAACTTTATCATTTGACAAGGAATCTGAGACTAAGCATATTGCTCCAGCATTACACATGTATGAAGGTCAATTAAAGGCAGTTTCATTTCTGCCGATGGGTAATAAAACTTATCCTCAACAACCATATACAAATATTACAAGAGAAGAATATAACTCTTACGTTGGAAAAATTGGTAAAATTGATTGGTCCGCTATCTATGATGGCAAGGATAATCTTGACGCAGAGTCTGAAAAGTATTGCTCAACAGACGCTTGCGAAATTAAATTATACTAGCCTTCATCCTGCTATAATAAGAGGATAGGAGAACTATGGCCAACCCGTCTAACTTATATGCAGAAAAGATATTTTCTGAGCATCCTCTGGCGCTATGGGCTTTGGATCAAACTGTTGACTATATAAGTTTATTTAATTTAAACTATCAGGATATTCAAAGTTTTTGGACGGTAAGTGGAGCAACCGCCTCTTTAGAAACATCAGACGTAGACGCACCATTTTCTACAGTAAAAGTAAATAAACTATTAGGAACTGTTCCTGCAGGAGCAACTGCAGATATTGTTTGCATCAGCCCAGAGTTAGTAAACTTTTCAGACTTAAATGCAGATCTTGGTACATTTTGTGTAGGTGCTCACATATACGTTGACAGCGTACACATAAACTCTATATCTATTGGTTTTGAATACACAGACACAACAACAGCAAGTGTAGTCCAAAAATTAAAAACTTATGAAAATCTTACAGAAAATTCTTGGGTTTTTGTTTCACAAACTTCAGAAATAGTCAGTGAAAATACAACACTTAGGGTTGTAATAAAAATAACTTCTCAAACTGGTGGTGCAACATCCTCTGACTATTTGTATTATATAAATGGAGTCAGCGTTGGTCAATGGTCTGAAGAATTTAATTATCAATCACTTGGGGTTGTCCCAATATCAATGCCAGCGGAAATAGCATTAACTTCAGATCAAGTAATTCCTTCACCAGCCTACGGAGTGTCTGGAAACAATGTTCTTGATAATGCCTATCATATAGTTTCAGATAATAGTCTTTTTGCAAAAAATACAAGCATACCTTTAGTTTATGGAGCATCAAATATAACAACTCTTAGAGCAAATCCTAGCGGAGAACCATCCTTAATTGTTCCAGGAAAAGGGTTTTTAAATAAAGTTGGTCAGTATAAAGACTACACCGTAGAGTTTTGGGCAAGAATAAATTCAGACTCTCCTACTTCTAAAAAAATATTTGGTCCAATAGCATCAGAAGATGGTCTTTATGCTGATAATGGATTTTTAACATTAGTAATAGGTAAAAACTTTTCTTCTCATTTTGTTGGAGAATGGTTTAGGCCAATGCTTATTCAAATTAGATTAATTAGAAATGCTGCAAGTTTAATTTTAAATGGAGAAGAAGTTATATCTTTAACAATTGAAACTGATAACCTTGAACTACCAGAAGAACGTAATGAATCAAATAAAAGCCAAGACTGGCTAGGATTTTATGCATATAACGATATTACTCCAATTGATATAGACTGTGTTGCTATTTATTCTTATCAGGTTCCTATAAATGTAGCAAAAAGGAGATGGGTTTATGGACAAGGAGTTATTTCTCCAGAAGGAATTAACTCTTCTTACGGAGGAACATCTGCATTTATTGATTATTCTTTTGCAGATTACACCGCTAACTACAGTTATCCAGATTTTGCTCAATGGCAACAAGGGTCTTTTGATAATTTAACAACAACAACAAAAGTTTTAAGAACTCCTGAATACGAACTTCCAGAAATTTTTTTATCAGATAAAACTTTAACCGAACTGTATGAAGATAATAAGTCAATTCAAAATAGCGTTTCTGGACCAATTGATGATGAAACCTTTATAACCTTTAGGCCTAATAGTTCTTGGAATACAAAAACTTGCTACCTTAACTTTGATAATTTTAATATTCTAAATACTAAGGTTGATTGTTTTTACGGTGTATTTAGTAATCACAACCTTAACTCTAATCAAACCTTGTTTAAAATTTATAATTCTTTAAACAATAATTATTTTTCAATTGAACAAGATCAAAATGTAATTACATATAACCTATACTATAACGATATCAACCAAGTAATATATACATCTGAAGTTATTGAATCCCATCAATTATTTTCTGCAGGTATTAATATAGAGTTATTAATAGAAACTTTTGGCGGAAATGTCTCTACGTTTTTTGGTAGTCGAAATTCACTTAAAGTTTATATAGGTGGAGATGGCTCTTTAAGCAAAACCTTTTTAGGAAAAATGTATTCTGTTGGGTTTGCTACAACAAAAAATACAACCCTTATATCTGATTATTTTAATTCTGATGGTATAGCAATTTTTGACGACATGTCTGTTTCTGGTATCACAGAAGAAGAGAATGCTATTGCATTATTTAATCATTTATCAAGTTACACCCTACTACCTATAGAAAATTATGATTCTTACTTTTTAGATATAGGCGTCTCTGGATCTTGGCAAGACTATCTGCCGCTTTCTTATTTTGCTCAGTTTGTAACCAATGACGTTGGCAATCAATTTTATGATTTAGATTTTTTACAGTTTAACGTAGGCGTTCCGTCACCAACCTCTTTAATAGAAAATGAAACTGTTTCAGCCTGGACTTACGCAGATTTATATCAAAATTATTTTCAACCAACTCAACAAACATACTATCAATTTGACAATCAACTACTAACTGGATGGAATAACTACGAAGATGCCAATCAGAATGCTGTAAAAACTTATAAATATGACACCACGGATTCTGCAGTTAGATGTTATTTAACTTTTCAATATATCGAAGATGGTGCTAACTTATTAGATAGTGATTTTACCATTACTCAACCAGTTTTACGTGACTCCATTATTGATGTAGATGAATATGAAAATTGGGAAACAACAAAGTTTGAAGTTGTAAATAATGCAATAGTTTATCCAAGTAAAACTGTAGATTTTAATGATCTCGCAATTGTTTATCATTTAGAATTTAAAGTACGGGGAATATTAAATAAACCAATTCTATTAAATAGACTTCAACTTGCCTCTCAAGCATTTAATGATAACTCGTTTAATCCTGTTGGAACAAGATTTGGAGTTGACTTATTTCCCTATAAACGTTCAGGAATTTATTATGACTATAAATCTAAAAACCCTTTTACTATTTATAAAGGCACTACGCCATACCTTTATTTAACAAAAGACTCTGGAATTCAAGTTCGTGGAGATATTCTTTCTTTAGAAGATCGTGGTATTTCTTTACCAATAAATCAGGCATTGTCTTCAGATTATCTTGTTAGTGCAGTACAACTTTGGCTTAGATATTCAGAAGATGAGTTTCCACCAGTTCCAACAGAATTGTTTGAAATTATTTACAAGGAAGATACCTTTAAATTTTACATAGTAGCAGATAGTGACACTGGATCAAGAGCAAGAGTTTTTGCAAAAAGTCTTTCAACTGGTCAAATAGTTGATGATTTTCAATATTATTGGAATGGTCTAGAGGTTAGAGAGCCAATCCTTACTTCTAAAGAGTGGGGAGTTCTTGGAATATTTTTTTCTACCGCACTTAATTTTGATGAATTTTTAGGAGCAATTAATATTAATGGCCCTGTACTCTTTAATAATGTGGCATACTATCAAGCAAATAATTTACAACAAATTCAGGGAACAGTTACAAGACCTTGGCTTAGGGTAAAAACAGAGGATGCCATTAACTTTACGTGGTCCTATTGGCAAACAAATAAAACTTGGTATGAAACATTGGTTATAGGATCATCAAACTTGTATGGAGTAAATCCAGGAGACATCTATCGAGCATACCTAGGCACTAATAAAATAATATTTGATGATGAAAGTGGTTTAAGTGTAGACTCAGACAAAATGCAAATATATCAGGCTGTAACTTGGTCAACGACTGTCGCTTCAGCCCTATAATATGCTATACTGATGGTTATGAATAACGATATTCTTAAAAAAGTTGGCAATGTCCGACGCAAAGTAATAGAAAAAGATTACAATTGGGGTCTTTACGTGTACAAAAAGTCAGATGGTTCATGGTTTACAGATGGCTCTGGTAGCATATTAAACATACCAGCAGAGCGTGGTGATATTACAAAAATTTCAGAATTAAAAAAAGTTGCTATTCATTACGGTGATGACGGTGAAGGAAGTGCAGTATTTGTTCCTGGACTTACAAGAATTAGCGAGGAAGAGCATTCTGAACAACTAGATAGAATGAAGAATGGCTTAATTCCTTCCATGAATGATCATGGTGCTTGGGTAGCAGCACGACAAACCTATGATAAGTATGGTAATGATGAGTGAAGAATACGTAAGAGTTGGATTAAACACACAAGAAAAAAATGACAATCCATTTTCACAACAAGACCCATTTAATAAAACTTGGGATACATTAAAAGATTTTACAGGGTTAGAACAAAATTTCCGTAGAAAAACTGCAAGAAATGTTACAAAGGCAATGAACTTTGCAACAAATGAATATTTAGATTCTGCTAATGCTACACCATCTGGAGTAGATGCAGGATCAAAGGCTATTAATCCTGGCACGGTATATAGAAATGGTTACGGACTATTTGACGTAATTACTCCACCATATAACATGTATGAGTTAGCCAACTTCTATGACACATCATTTGCTAATCATGCTGCTATTGATGCTAAGGTAGAAAACGTAGTTGGTCTTGGATACCGTTTTGATATTGCAGATAGAACAATGCTTAGGTTTGAAATGAATGAAGATCAAGCAGCAGTTGATCGTGCTCGTAACAGAATTGAAAGAATGAAACTTGAGTTAAAGGATTGGCTAGAAAACCTTAACGATGATGATTCATTTACTAAGACTATGGAAAAATTTTATACAGATGTTCAAGCAACTGGTAATGGGTTTATTGAAATTGGTAGAACTGTAACTGGTGAAATTGGCTACGTTGGTCATATACCTGCAACCACTGTTCGTGTTCGTCGTTTACATGATGGCTTTGTTCAAATTATTGGCAACTCAGTAGTTTATTTTAGAAACTTTGGTGCTAAAAATCCAAACCCAATGACTAATGATGCACGTCCAAATGAGATTATTCACTATAAAGAATACTCTCCATTAAATACATTTTATGGTATTCCAGACATTGTTGCTGCTATGCCATCACTTATTGGTGATCAATTAGCATCACAATACAACATTGACTACTTTGAAAACAAGGCAGTTCCTAGATACATCGTAACCTTAAAGGGTGCAAAATTATCATCTGACGGTGAAGACAAGATGTTTAGATTTTTACAAACAGGACTAAAATCTCAATCACATAGAACTCTTTATATCCCACTTCCTGGAGATACTGAAAACAATAAGGTTGAGTTTAAGATGGAGCCAATTGAAAACGGTATTCAAGAAGGATCATTTAAAGAATATCGCAAACAAAATCGTGATGATATCCTAATTGCACATCAGGTTCCAATCTCTAAACTTGGTGGAGCAGATTCTGGAATTGCAGCGGCATTATCACAAGATCGTACCTTTAAAGAGCAAGTATCTCGTCCAGCACAAAAGCATCTTGAAAAGGTTGTTAATAAAATTATTCGTGAAAAAACAGATATCCTTGAACTTAAGTTTAATGAACTAACACTTACAGATGAAATTGCTCAATCTCAAATTATTGAGCGTTATGTAAAAACACAGGTTATGACTCCAAATGAGGCTCGTGAAAAGTTAGATCTTCCACAAAGAGCCGATGGAGATGAGCCATTTGTTATGTCTGCAAGACAGGCAACTGATACAAGGGCTAATTTGGCAGGAAATCGTCAAAGAGATGCAGAACGAACAAATAACAATTCTGACTCTACTACAACCATCTCTGGTCGTAATGCACAGGGTGAAGGTCGCTCATCTCAATAATTGAGATAAGTGTAATAATATTTGGTATAATAGATAACGATATGTTAATAAATAAGGCTCATTGGGAAACTACTGGCGACAGCGTTCGCCTATCAATGCCTATTGGTAAAGTAGACATAGAGCGTCGTATGGTTTCTGGTTTTGCTACTTTAGATAATATTGATAAGCAAGGCGACATCGTAACAACAGAGTCAAGCGTTGAAGCATTCAAAAATTTTAGAGGAAACTTGCGTGAGATGCACCAACCATCCGCAG